CAGCTCTTCCTACAGTTAAATCAACTTCCCTGACGAGTACGCCTGGAGATAATTGAGGAGTCGCCATTTTTTTCTCCGTGAAATCTCAGTTTATCTAAAAAATATTTATTAAAAAGATACTTTACACGGGGGAAACCTGACGTGAATATCTACCAATCAGGGTATTCCCAATTTATAGATGGCGCTGCGCTTCTTTTAGTTTCAATAATTCTTTTTATAGTACATTCTTTACACTCATAAGAATAAGAAGATGCAACTGGTCCTCTATCTTTTCTTGTTCTATAAAATCCATCTATTAGATTTTTTATTTCGCCACAGACTCTACATTTTCTATCTGCTAATAACAAATGTCCAAGTTTTATCTGCTTATCTAAATCCATTTACATATATTCCCACATATAAGCGCGATCTCCATATTCATCAACATACCACCGATCACCGTCTGTATCGACAAAACTACTGGAATCTAATCCATCAGATACAAATCCAAAAGGTGCCATATCTTGTTCAATCTGATTCTTTTGTTCTTCATATAATCTTTTTCTCACGTCTTGGTCGGTGAGCTCCTTAAAGTAGTCTTGAGCAACCAACCAAGCATAAATTACAAGACACATTGCTAAGTCATCATTGCAACCTTCTTCTGCTTCAAAAGAATTATGTTTCTGAATAAAAGTTGTAAGTTCACTGATAATCTCATAATCATTCAGTAATAACTTACTTTCTTCAATCATTGTCTTTAGATTGAGACAACCAACTTTCTTGACCGTTTTGGACATCTTGACACCGAGTTGCGTTTTCTTCCCAGAAAATCCTTGTCCAACAATCTGACCTGCCCTACCTCTCATAGAGCACATAAGAAGATTATTGTATTCCAAATCATATTGAATAATACTTGCTACTTGATCCCCAACGTCATTAACCTCACATAAAACATAAGCACTATTATATGCAGTTGCTGTTTCATGAATAATGCTTGGGAAAAGCATTGGTTTTATTTCATTATTTCGGTACTTTGCAACAACTTTGTGTGGAAATTCAGTGATATCTATGACTGTAAATGCTGAATAGTCGTTTCCCACACCTCTAGCAACGTCTACAGTGATGAGATAATCATGATTCTCCTCAGGATCAATATAAACATCTAAACCCGCGCTGCGGGTCTTGGGGGCATCGTATACGAGGGTTCTGAGTTTAGATGGTGCAATAAGAGTATCGACAGAACCTAAGAATTCGCATTCAAACTCAACCTTGAATTGTTGTTCTGACGTGTTTGCAATTGTTTGCTTTTTCCACTCCTCATCTCTTCCAGGAACTTCACTCCAATGAACGTCTGTAAAGACATATTCATTTTTACCTTTTTCTGCATCGTGCCACATTCGGTAGAAATGATTCATACCGTGTGGTGTAGAAACAATTATAACTTTGGTTTGTTTACCTGAAGTAATTGTCGGATAAACTGATGCAAAGAATGAGTCTGCGATGTGATTGGGAACGAACGCAAATTCATCCAAAAATAAGATATTGAATGACATACCACGAACCGCAGAAGCAGAAGTAGAAGCAGCCAAGATTTTACTTCCATTCTCCAATTCCAAGGAACCTTTGTTCCATGATATGATTCCTTGTTGCATCCACTTTGGTAGATTTTCATAAGCGGTTTGCAGTCTGTCTAAGAGCTCTCTTGCTGTTGCTGCTTTGTTTGCGAGAATACCAATATTTACGTTATCATTAAAAACTGCATAGTGTAATAGAAAAGATATGACAGTCGTTGATTTGCCAGTCTGTCGTGGCATCTTGCAGATATTAAATCTATGATTGTGGAAATTATTAATTAACTTCTCTTGAAAATGATATGGTTTGAATGTTTGAAGACCGTGATCCAGGGTCACGATCTTTACATAATTATTTGCAAAGTAAACGGGATCATTCTGACACTTAACAAACTCAAGAATTTGTTCTTGAGTAAACTCCATCGGGGTATTTGCTTTTTTTAAAAGCGGATTACCGAGATAAACATCATTTGACATAATAAATCACCTCTATTTTTTAAATATAAAAATAAATTAACACTTCCAACGTCTTCTTGCCGCTAATCCTCTTTCTCCTTTCCAACTTCTACTGCGAGAGCAAAATGCTTTACGTCGTTTTGCTGCTTTACTTCCTGGTTCTACGTCTCCAGTCACTGGTGCTTGTAAATTGGAACCCGTAGCACGATTATATTTATCTCTTCCCTTTTTAGTAAGACCTCCACCTCTACTTACTGGAAGTTTTTCTCCCCTACCTACGGACAAAGAAGGACCTTCTTCCTTTAAATCAACTTCTTCACCCATTGGTTTTACATAATTTTTATTTGGTCCAGGTTTGGCATAACTTCCACCTTGTGGTCCAACCATTTGAATTAGTGGTTGACCTGGTTGAATCTCTGAGATAGAATGATATACAACTACTGAACCTGGATAAACTTTTTGAATCTCATCATTAATTTCTTTTCTTGAAGGCGTCTTTACTTGTGGGAAAAACATTTTAAGTGAATAATATTTCCCCCTCCAGGAAAGAACTACTGCAATAACATTTCCAGTTTGTGCTTGAAGTCTTGTTGCTTCGCTTACCTGAGACTTAAATCCTTTAATTGGTTCTGGTTTAATCAAATCCACAACTTCTGCAAAAGTATTTCCGTTTGCATCTTCAATGGTTTGTTCTGGAACTATGATCTTTTTAGACTTACTTTTTTTGTTTGAATGTGAACAACCACATTCCTCTAAAATTTTATCAACTATGGATATAGATTCTTTTTTATTTAAATCCATTGGAGGTAAGTCAGTAAGTCCTATTAACTTACCAACCATTTCTGGGGGAAGTTGTCCTCTTTGTTTTGGAGACATTTTATGAACTTTTATTTGTGGAGAAGTTAGTGGTTTTTTTTCATTAACTTTAAAACTAATTTCTTCTTCCATTTCGCCACTATTAACATAATCTGCCGCAGTATCAATATAATCAGCTGCTTTGGTGATTTTTGATTGAACCCATGCTTCCAGTGAACCCTCACCTTTACCAACTCTTGCCTTAAGTCTCTTTACCGCATCTTCAATAGTTTTAAGTTCTGATCTTGCCATTGAATATTCTTCGTCTTTTACGGAGACTTTATCCCATGCTTTTCCGCCATAAGAACATTCCGATCTTGTTTCTCTCTTATCGCATAAAGGACAGTATCTTTCTTCTTCGTGCATAATTTCCTCCGATTTAGTTCCCCAGTTTGCAGCACCAACTTGACGACACTTGACTAGTGCTCCAGAAGCATATGCACTTGGCCATACATCATATCTAGACTTTACCTTATGATAGCAGGCATCTTTTTTACCGCTACCTTTACCTGGTTTATCCTTTGCTTCTTGTACGTCCATCTCTTCTTTCATTTTCTTTTTAGGTGAATCTGTAGAAACATATGTTGGTTTGGCGGCACCAGATTTTTCTGGTTGATTTGGGTCTGTAGCACTTTTTCTTCTTTGTGCTGATATTCTTTCAGATTTAGTCATACTTGCTCTTTTATCCGAAGAAACGCACTTAGGAGTTTCATCTTCTTCACCTTCTTCGCGGGCACAAGGTTCTCCGGAGATTACTTCAACCCAACCTGGGGTTTTATCTGTCGATTCTGAATCTTGAAACCATTTATGAAGACTTCCCTTCTTTTTAGTTTCTTCTTTCAATTTTGAAGGTAAAGAGAATAAATCCCAATATCTAGTTCCATATTGGCAGTCTTCTCTAGTTTCATCTTTTCCACATTTAATACAATATCTTATTTTTTCTGGATGAATAGGAGTGTCCCATTCATATTTAAGATTTCCATCACTACTATTTTCTTCTTTTACATCTTTAAATTTTTTATGTTCTTTTTTGGCGGATGCTTCCATTTTTTTCAAACGAGTGTAATAATCTGGAATTTCGTCAAGATGTTGAAGAGCAATATCCATTGCAAGTTCATGATCTTGAGTGTGTTCATGTTCGATAGGTTCCCCCATATCAAGTTGCTTTTGTATAAAAGAAGTCTCAAGACGATGCTTCTTTGCAATTTGCTCAACGGTTTTATGCGCTTTAATCTTGGGCATTATTCAACTGGTTTTGATTTAGTTTGTTCGCCTTTTGCTCTTTTTCTTCTCGCAGCACAGTGAGCACGTTGAGAAAATCCTTTAGGATTGGAGCAATCAATACTCTTTTTATATTTATTACTCCAATCTTCTTGAAACTGCTTAAACGTTTTCATTTTCCGTTTGTTGCTTTAAGAGTTTTGCTAGTTCGGCGGTAGAACCCACAAACAATGCATTATTGACAGTAGTTGGTCCTTTACCCACCTTTTCTTCTTCAATATCTTTGAGTTTCTTTTGTAGATCCATTAATTTATCAGTTGCATCAGCAACATTCTTAATTAATTGTCCCGCAACCTCATAAGCACGAGGCATCTCACTTTCTTGGGCAAGTTCAAGAATACCATTAATTGCTTCTTGACCCTTTTCAATCAATGAATATAAATTTCCTCTAGTGTAATCATAATCTTTTTTAATATCATCAACTGTAGATGCTATTTTTTCAATTTTTTCAATTTCACTTTTACTCTCAACTGACACGATTTCTCCTTCAACATTGAAAGCATCATTTAATTTGTCAAATTTCTTTGTCATTTTCATAGATTACTACCACTAAATCCAAAATCATCTCCATCTTCAATTAGAGTAGCATCAGTTGCAGTAATAGACTTGATTGGAGAACCCGCTAAGTGTGAAGTAATAGTAGTATTATCCCTTCCCCTATCAACAGTAAGAATATTTCCTGCTTTTGATTTTACATAAACTTCTTCACCTTCAATATCTAGATATGTATTTACAAGAATCGAACTTACATTATCTACTGCAATTAATGTATCTTCTGACGTAATATCTTTAGTTAAGTTTGTAAGAATAATTCCTGTATAATTTTTGATTGCTCTTGGTTCCGCAGAATATACGATTTCTCTCATTGGAGTATTTGTAGTATCTCCAGTGATATAACCAATAGTAGTCTTTTTGATAATATCCTTTGTCGCAGAAGAAACAGGGCCAAACAAGTAAGTTTTTGCAGTAAATCTTAAAGTATAAATTAATACTCTTCTCGTTGTAAAATTGCCTTCATAATCGTCCTGCATTGTTATATTTTCAAGAACAACAGGAACGTCCCTCTTTTCGTTGATAATATCGACCAATTCTACACTCATTGCATATGCTGGTTGAAAATATGGCAAAATTTGTTCTATTATTTGTAAAGCATCATCATTTAACTTTGACATAATGCTAAGTTCAAATTGCATATTGTAAGGAACAGGGAGATACGTCTTTTTAGTTTCTGTTCCGTCTTCCGTTGATTTTGCAGTAAATGTTTGAGTAGTTGTTGATTTTCTTGATGGGTCATAAGTTAAACCAATAAATTCAAAAGACATTCTTGGCAATGTTATTTGAACTGGTTTATTTAAATCTGGAGACTGTTCTAATCTTGCAAGAAACTTCTGCGTTGGTCCATATGCAAGAGGAACCTTAATGATGTTAGTAACATCTCCACTATTATTGGTGTGCTTGATATTTATTTCATTAAATAAAGAACCAAATGCAATAACGGTTTTTCTTAAAATTTCGTGATAAAAATACTCAAACATATACTACAGACCCTTATGATAATATTTAAACATAATAAATTCTATTTATAGAATTATGGCATTCCAAAGGGATTTAACTCACTAAAATCTATAATATTATTTGCTTTGGTTTCAATTTCTTCATTACTCGAAAATCCATCTTTAGGTGCAAAAACATCGACAGATCTTAAGCGATAAGATGCACTTGATGCTGTTCCTACGACATTTTCTCCGGAAATAAATTCTCCATTTACATTAGAAACTTCAAGGATATTAGTAATAGAATTCCAGGATCTTACTCTTGCAGTTACTCCACTTTGAGAACCCGTAACAATTTCATTAAAAACAAATGTTCCTGTGGAAGACAATGATGGATTTCCGATAGTAATTATTGGCGCTTCAGTATATCCAAGACCCGCATTTGTAATTCTGATTTGTGTAATTGTTCCTGAAGTAGAAACAACAGCAGTAGCAGCAGCAGATACTGAAGAAATGCCACTGAATGTAATTGTTGGTGGAGTTACGTATCCTGAACCAGAATTTGTAATTGTTATAATTCCAATAATTCCATCACCTAAAGTTGCAGTTGCGGTTGCTCCATTCCCACCCCCACCAATAAATCTAACTCCTGGAGTTATTGTATATCCATATCCAGGATTTACTATCTCAACACTCTGAACAGATTGTGCAGAAGGATTTGTATTATCATTACATACTACAATCCCACCAATCATTTTAGCAATTGCTACTGCAGTTTTTCCTCCAGAAGGTGCTGACGATATTCCTACAGTTGGAGTGCTTGTATATCCGCCACCACGATTTGTGATAGTAATAAATCTAATACCACCATTTACAATTTCTGTAATTGCAGATGCGGTAACACCGATTCCGACCATTGTAAGTTTTTGGATTGATCCAATAGGAACTTTATCATCACCCAAACTTCCACTAATGTTGTCATCAATATCTTCTACATCAGTATCAATAATCTCATCTTCATATCTGAAAAGTTCACACCTCAATTCATACGTGTAATTTTCTTGCAGTTGATAAAATGGTTTTTCAGGTTCAACATATTTTATTTCAAATAATCTATCGCCAAGAGGAAACCAAACTAAATCTCCCTCTTTGGGTCTTGAGGATAATTTAATATTGGGTTGATTTTTTAATAGAGGAGAGATGTAATTTTTAAATCTTTCTCTAGAAATAGTAAGTGTAATTTCGTTGAGTGCTTGAATCCCAAACTTTGATAATATTGTTGGATTATCTCCATATCCATCAAAACTATTAACATATGCTTCAATTGGATATGCATTTGTAAATTTGGATTCTATCAATTCTCTTATTATTGTTTTTTCAGTAATATACTTTCTCGGCAAATAATAAACTTCAACGCCATACATCCTCAATTGTTCATTAATTAAATCTTGAATAAGACCTTGCTCTGATTTTGATCCTTGAAGAAAGAATGGATTTAACATATATTAACCAATCATATCATAGGGTGGAAGTTCGTAAGTGCTAGACATCTTCTCCATTAAAACATCTATCTCTCTTTGTGCATCATCATACATTTGTCTGCCATTTAATTCAACTCCACCTGGAAGTTTAACTCCAGTGAATTTCATCATATTCTGACCCCACTGCTTTTTAATTAGTGCAGTCAGATATGGTTTTAGGAAAGAATCATTCCAAACTCTTGAATAATCATTTGGATCTAGAGTTGAATAGCAATCAATAACAAAATAATGATTTTCTGTTACGGAACCCCAATCAATATCTAAGTATAATCTATCCTGCCTCTTATTAAATCTGATTTGTTTTTGTGTATTTAAGAGAAAATCTAGGTCTTCTAGATATGTCTTAACCATTGCATAACTCAAAAGTTCAGTTGTTCCCCAGTAGTAAATATCGTTTAGGAACAATTGATATTTAACACTAAACATATTATGAGTGATAGTATTAGCCCCATCAAAAGTAAAAATTTTGTTTACTCCAATGATATTTGGGGGGACTTGGAGATAATTACTATTTTCATAATAACTAAAAGTAGTGGCAGTTCCTACTATATTTGTATTGACCGTTGTAGTAACAATGCCAACACTATCCTGACTTAATCCTTTTGCTCTTCCTCTATCAATATCTGCTTGAGTTACTTTGTACTTATAAAACGTGGGATAAACTCCATCAAAATGACGCTCTTGAAAAAACTGAACTGCATCATCTACTAAGTCTTCAATCTGCTCATCAGCAACGTTAATTTCCAAAACTGGCGCTCCCAGTTTTCTTTTGCAGTAATCTATGAGTTCCTGTCTAGTAGATGGTTGCGCCATATTTAGTTTTATTCTTAGAAATATTTATAGTATATGAGATGTTATTTTCCTATATTTAAAATAAAATTTTTATATTATTTTGTATAAATTTTTGTGTGTTCCTTTGAAATTTTGTTAAATTGCTATGAAGATTCTTTTATAAAACTCCTTAACATAGATTTAATTTCATTAAGATCATTTTTTATTTCAGAAACTTCGGATTCTAAATTTTTCATTTTTTCATCTTCTTCACGTTTGAATTTTTTTCTAGAGATGTACTCTTGATATTCTGTCATGTTTTTGTTGATAATGGAGTTTGTATTTGAGTCACGAAATAGACCTTCATGACCCTCCACCTTTATATAACTCATATTATGCAAGAGAAATAACTCTTAAATTTCTTATTCTAGGGACAAAAACTTGATTTGTCGATGTTCCCAACAATTTAATTCTAAAATTTCTAAATGATGGTAAGTTGTCAGTTGTAAAAACATATTCCTTAAAATCACCATCACTTAAAATATATTCCAAAGAACTTGTAGGAGTTACGAATGAATCCGATTTTCCATTACTATCTTCTAATGAAATAATTTGAGATTTTTCATTCAAATTATCATATCCAGGAAAAGGAGTAAAGATTGGAGAAAAACCTGGATTTTGTCCAATAGAGTAAAAAGCTCTTATATCGCAATATGAATTGATATAAGCTTCTAAAATTATTTTGAGAGAAGTTGCCGAATTTTCTAAGTTTATTTCTTTTGAAATATACTGGAAAGCGGTTGGATCATCTGAAATAGAATTAACTCTATTGTCGGTTGCATAATCTGTTACAATGTTATTAACTCTATTTGAAGCAAATTGGGCACTTATTCTTTGAGTATCTATCACCGGAGAAAGATATGGTGTTGTTGTCCCCAGAGTAAGTCTTAAAGTTAAAGATTTGTTTTCAGGTAAATTTGATAGAAAATTGCTTTCATTAACTTTGGAGCAAACAATTCTTGGTGAAGAAAGATAATTATTTTCTCTTATTGTTACAGGTTCAAATCCATTATCAATAAATGGTATTTCATTACCACTTATACTCTTCCCTGTAACAGTTCTCAATTCTGCACTCAATGAAGTTCCGTTTACTGTAACATTATGGACGTTTGGTAAAATAATTTCATATGGAATATTCTGGGATGCTCTTATATTAAAACCACCACCAGATTTAGTTGTATTTTGGTATAGATTACTAAATCCTATACCAACAGATCTATCAACACCATCCGAAGACATATCTAGTTTAATATTATAATAGTCAAATCCAATAGGATTTTCTAATGTTACATTATTTAAATCATGAATTTTATTAATTCTTCTAAGAGAAATATTATTAATTTCATACTTATAAACTGTAGAATTTATTGGATGAGTTACTGAGGCAGAATTTGGTCCATATGATAAACCTCTAGATATATCTCCACCAATAGTATTACCTATAACTGAAGTATACTCTATCAATTCATTTCCTATTAGAAGATATCCCGGATTAGTTGTTCCAACTCCAACACCTTCAAAATTTGCAAATTTCGATGCATCTTCGACAGTTATTTGTCCAGTGGAGTCTGATGCATATTCTGCGGATAATTTTGTTGGTTTTACATCAGATTCAACTCCAGATATCTTAACAAAATTATTATCAAAATACATTCCATGATTTTTATGATTTACTTTCACATGCAAACCATCACTTTCAGTAATAATCTCATTTGCCAAAATATTTCCACCCAGAGACGCATTTAAAGTGGTAGTAATTCCGGAACTATTGATGTATTGAATTGTCTTTCCTACACCAGTTGAAAATTCACCTTGGACATTATCTATAATAATTTGATTTGTATTGCCTATAGAAACTATAGTTAATCTAGCATTTGTTCCTACTGGACTATTACCAATGCTACTAATTCCCAAAACATCGCCAGATTGATACCCGCTTCCACCATTAACAATCGTGGCAGCCGCAGCAACTCCATTAGAAATAGTTATATTTGCTGTAGCTCCTGTACCCTTACCTGTAACTGTAGTTAGACTTACATTATTGAATGCATATCCGCCAGAACTTGGGGTGTATCCAATACCGGGATTACTTATAGAAAGAGTTCCTGTTGCACTTCCGGCACTTCCCACATAATTTCCTCTGCCAGTAGTGTTTGCTTGAATTATGGTATTTCCAAGTTTTATTCCAGAGTCTGAAATGGTTGAAGAAAGACTTACTCTAATTTTTTTAGAATTAAACTGCAAAGAATTGGGCATCAATTTTGCAATTTGTGAATTACCCTCAGTTAAATCTGGATTGTAAAAATCTATAGAACCATTTTCAATAAAATCCGCTCTATATAAAGTGAACTTGAGGTCTTCCCACTGACTTGCTTCCCATGTAGAGGCATTTTGGGATTTAAATAATGACCCTAGATATGGTTGATTGGATATGAATGTTTGTGTTAGTAAATCATTTTCACCTATTCTAGAAATATAGACACTATATTTTGTTGAAATTGATGCGAGACAAATACAATATTCGCCTCCCCCCTCTAAGTAAACAGGTGCTTTAAATGTTACTCTAGTTGGTACAGACCCATCTCCCGATACATTAACCTGATCGGGGTTCAGTATAATTTCTGACAATGGAAGAACATATTGAGTGGGAAATCCTCCCCTCATAGTTCTTAACTGGAAAGTAACTGGGATATCTGCATCATCTTTTGTTTTGAAGAATACGTCACAACTAGTTAAGAAAACACCTTCTTCATTATCAACCAAAAATGATTGTGCTAATGGATCGTACCACCCTATAACCCTTGATGATGACGCCGAAGCTATAACTCTAGAATTTATTACCTGAGTACCAGTTGTTCTGGAAACTGCTCTCGAATCAAATTCTTGTTTATTTTCAACTCTAGCGTTTCTCACTGAAACAATATTTTCTTGAACAGTCTCAATAGTTCCACTGGAGACGAATGCTTCCTCTGCAATAGTAGTTGCTGCGTTTTGGTCATTATTTGCAGTATTCACTAAAGTAAAGGTTTTTGTTCCAGATTCAAATCTTGGATGTACCTCTGTATTTGGATTTGGAATATAGAAACTTCCTATTAAAGTAGCAGATAAATCAGATATTAATCTTAAATTAGAAACAGTTGCCTGGGCCTTGCTGGTATTGCCTATTAAAATCATGCCAGTTTCTACCCATCCACCAAATTCTCCTTGAGTTGAATTTGAAAGAGAAAATGTGTCAACATTCAATATTGTTGAAGTTGATGAATATGTTGATGGAAGAACTTGAGAATTGTATGGATTTCTTGAATATGTTACTGTAGGTGAGTCATAAGCCCCTTCTCGATGGTTAGTTTGTGCAACTCTAAAAGTAATTTTTGCGGCAATATCATTTTCATTTTGACCCGTTCCAGTTTGTTGAATATACCCCGTTACAGTTTCTCCAATCTGAAATACTCCAGATGACATAGTAATTTCTAGAAGTTTGGGGACACAGTATTTTGTTACATCTTTTCCATCAAAGAATGCATAAATTTGAGTGAGTGGTTTGATTTTTTTGGAAATAAATTGAACATTCCTTGACCTCATGTAAGGAACAATATCCCTACTTACAACTCTATCACCAACAGAAGTTCTATCAAATTGCTCAGTGACTACCGTTCTAGTTCCAGTTCTTGACTCAACTCCAGTTTCTGTTATATTTTGTAGTGTTTCTTCAATTGTCGAAGAAGATGAAGTTTCTACCCATGCGGCTGTGCCACTACCACCATTTATCCAACCACCAACACCACGTACACTTGAAGATCCACTTGATGATATTCTAGTGCTTATGCTAACATTTCTTCCTGTCCAATTTGTTGTCCACGCATTCCAAACAGTTGGTGCAAAACCAGTTTGTGGATCAACATTTAATCTTCTTACCGAATCCGCTAAAGTTGTTGAGTAATTTCCTTCAACATCAATAATTTTGGCTCTAATTCTAACAGTGTCCATCCAGGTATCTGATGCTGGAGTAAGTTCGACCGTTCCCTGCCAAAAACTAATAAGGAATGGTGTTACACTTTCTGACCTTGTTGCAAAAGATTGCTTTAACCATTCAACTTCAGCATAATCCAAAGTTATAATATCTCCAGATTTTCTAATATTAATTCCATCTGGATTTTCAAATGCCAAATCTGCAATAGATGTGTTTACTGAGGAATATCCAGGTTTTAGATCTATTGAGGTTGGATAAGCTTTTGGTCTCAATTCTTTAAATTCAATATCAATAGAATTATTAATATCTACAGCAGATTCTTGTGGTAAATATGAAGTAAAATTATCCACAAAAAATCCAGATTTAAATCTATTAAATCCACCAGAATCTGAAATGAACAGATTGGAAGTATTTGTCTCCAATAAAGAAAGTGAAGTGTAATATTCTAGATTTTTAATTCTATTTTCAAGATTTTTTATATCACTCATTCTATATCTTTTATATTCTAAAAATCTTATAGATGCTTGGCGATTAGAATATAGATATGGGGGTAAAGAAATTGTTGCTATTTCTAAACAATCATCTACCGATACCGGTCTTTCTGGTTTTTCCGAAGGAGTTCCATATTTTACTTGAAACTTTCCATCTTTAGACAAATAAATTGAATCAATTCTTCCCAGATAATATGAGAATGATGCAATCAAAGTTTCATCGGGAGATAATATAGCATTTGATGAATTTGAAACAGAATCAAAAGTTCTTCCATAAAATTCTAAAGGAGAACGAGATCCTTCTGAAACCGAATAATTATTTACTACCGGTCTAATGTCTATAATATCGGTGTTTCTAATCCCATTTACAATACCAATATCATAGATATAATCAAAAGAATTATATGAATTTACTGTTGTAATATCCCCATCATCACTTGATTCATAATATCCATTAGAAAAATATATTTTTAACTTTTTAGTTGGCTCACTTATATTTGGTTTTCTTATCAAATATCCATAATTATAAAAACTTCCATTTTGACCTTTATTAAAATTATAATTAAACGAGATCTCAAAACTGGGAGTATCTAGGGTTACTATTTGCGCCTGAATGTTTGACTCTGAGAAAGTGATTGTTTCTCCTTCATTAAATCTATTTTGATTTTTATATAGTAATGATATTTGTGATGAGGTTAGTTTTTCTGCAACAATAGCAACAGCGCCACTAGTTGTTCCTAAAATTTCTTCCCCAACTACTAATTCTGAAGTTGTGGAGGATTGACTTGTAATAGATGCAAGAACTGCTTTAGGAGCAGAAGGATTTGATGTGTCTTCTGACTCGTAAATTCCGTGAATTTCTATAATATCTGCAACATTTAAGCATATATTTTCATCCTGAACTCTGGTTCCATATGGATATTGTCCATATACTAATCCATCATTTAGAGTAGTGCCTCCAATTCCAGATCCTTCGTATTTTGAATTTTCAATAATTATAGAATTTACTCTATTCTTTCTCTTAACTTTTGCTTTTGGTTTTATTTTTTGTAAAGTTGCTACTAAGGTGGCATTTGTATTATTAGAACCAAGATTATAAATTTGCAATTCTGTTCCACCGGAAGTAAATTCAAATTTATCTGGAGTTAAAACCTCAGTTGTTCCGTCAGATCTAACTAAAGAATATCTTTTTTCTGTAAATGGTAAGAAAGTTTCGTTTGTGCCAGAAGTTACAACAGTAGAAAGTTTGTTGTTGGAAATATTGACAGTAAATATTTTTCTTATGTTGAGAGTAGTATTTGAAACATCAACATTAGATATATTATTTTTTGGGAGACTAGTGTATAATGTATTATCTGTTAACTTTTCCAAATCTGTTTTGAGGACAGTAAAATCAGTCACATTTAAAACAGACGTTGGTAAAGAACCATCTACTACTCCACTTACTGTAGTTACTCCAGTTATAGAAATAGTTGACGCTCCTACTCCAATTACTTTTGCTACAACTGGAGAAGTTTTTGTTAAATCTGAATACTTAACTAAATTGCCAACTTTAACAATATTCCCAGGAAAAAGACTGTTAGAACTTCTTACTGTGCTTACTCCACTAGATGCTGCACTTATTGTTGCAATGCCAACACTAAAAGCACTCGATTGTATAGTATCTGCAGAAAAAGTTGATGCAGAACTTACTTGACCGTAAATTGATTTTACATCAGAAATTCCATATGAGGTAACTGCAATACCTATCATCCCAGAATCAATTCCGTTAAACGAAAATGATTCAAATCTACTAAAAGAACCTTTTACCTCATATAGAGTTAAAGCTGTCCCTACAACACTATCCCTCAAAAATGCTGTTGCTCCACTATTATTTCCTTTAACAAAAGTTGGAGTTGAGAGTGTGACTGGGTTATTTAAAGTTATATTTGTAAAAGTTTGAACATCAAATAACGAAATGTTCCACTCGTTTAAATTTGAGTTTGATGTACTATATGAACCAGAATCTAGATAAAAATCATAAACCCTAGCAAGACCTATCTCCTTTCCCGAACTTACTGCACCAGAAGAACCAACTCTTTCATCCCTCAAACTCAAAATAAAAGTATTTCCTAAACCAACAGGAGTAGAACCATAAACTCTGTTTAGTTTTAGAGTTGTTCCTGTGTTATATGTAATTGATTGATTTTCTAAAATTCGAGTAGTTCTTGGTTTATTTACATCCAAAAATGAAGTAGAAATTGTTTCTACTTCATATCCCCTAATAAATGCTTTTCCTGGAGATATTTTATAAACGCATTTACTTTCACTTGGAGTATCTCCACCGTAAGTAATTTGATTTTTATTAAATACCCCATTATTTCCTTTTTGATTATTCAGAGATTCTTCTACTGAAACGTCAAATGGAGAAACTAAATAGTCACCCGATTCTGCATAAGTTCTTCTTGCAAACTCGTCTTTTATAAATGAATACTTGTCATCATCTTTTTTTGAACGAATTGAACCATTAACAATAGTGGCAAGTTCTACAAAATTACCATCATCAAAATCAGTTAATGATTTTTTGAACAAATATATTGATATTTTTAATCTATCTGCTCCCGGAGCAGCATAATTATTAAATCCTTGAGAATTATCGTTTAATGTTTCATCTGTATTTGAATTTACTATTTGCTCATCAATAAAAAGTCCAATTCTATAATTTGGGGTATTAGTGTATTGATCAAGTATTAAAGTTTCTGTTTTTACATTAACAAACTGCCCTCTTATAAAATAAACTCCCTCGGAAATATTAAAAGATGATCCAACAGCAGTGCTGTTAGTTGAAATTGTTGAAGCAAAAGGTTCTCCTGCTGCAATAGAAGTATTTCCTAAAAGACCTGATGTAATTATAACATTTGAAGTTAATAACTCTCCATCAGAAAATTGTTGAGTAGAATTATTTTGGGTACTAGAACTTAAATAATTTATGTATAATGTAAGATTTCCTCTTTCTGAATCCTGGGGTAACAATATTTTGTCAACTACAGCGGTAACACCGGATGTTTGTCCGGTTATTTTTGCACCAATAAGTTGATCGACATATGCTGCAACAGGAACACCTAGATAATTATTTTCTAATTGTACACAGTAGTATAACTGAGTATATCCGGTATTTCCTGGTATTACTTTTGCACCTTCTTTGAAAAAATGTTGACCAAATTTTTCAATTTGATTTTGTAGTATTGACTGAAGAGTGGTTAGTTCTCTAGCTTGAACTGGGTATCCTGGTTTAAATAAAACCCTATGATAATCATTATTTGGATTAAAGTCATCAAAATATGGAGCTACGTTTAGATTAGTTTTCTGAGACATAATTCTTTAAAACTGCAAAATGACTTTAATATCTTCTTTTTGGTTTGATGATCTAGTTATTGCCGGTCTATTATCAACATAAATGATATTTCCGGAATATTTTTTTACTTCTGGAGAGGAAATTCCATTTGTAAAAGTTTGCCCTAGATAATATATTCTATTATTTATTGTGGTTGATATACCGGTAAAAGATGTATCAACAAATAAAGTTCCACCACTATTTCCGTTAATGACTAAATTTCCTCCAGTGGATGGTGAACTTGTGAATCTATTAAGATTAAATCCATAAGTTGGATTAGTTTGTGCAGTTCCTACTGTATTAAATCCGGATAAATTTCTATCTTGCCAATATTTTAAAACACCAGTTGTTGAATTATAACTAATAACTCTACCGACAGCAGTTGTTCCAGTAGATATAGTCTGTGTTACATAAGAATCGTAAGCAAAATTTGAACTACTATAACCAGTTCCGGTCAATCTTATAGCATAAACGGAACTAGCTTTGTCTAAAGTTAAAATAGTACCTGTAGTTACCTCTGGATTTTCTACTATTCCAATTCTAGCAATTTGATTTCCCGTAATAAAATCCGGGTTTTCATTATCATTTTCAATTCTAGAGTACATTAATACATTAAAAGCACCAAGTTCTCTATAAATGTCATAACCATGTCCACCTTTTGGTGAAATAATCACATCAAAGGTTGGTATTATATCGCCTGTGGGGAAATTTCCGCCAGATAAGTCAACATTTCCAAAAGTATATCCAGAACCTTGATTTGAAACTGTTACTGTGCTCACTTCGCCGTTCTCATCTACCACAATAGTACATGTTGATCCAGATCCATCTCCTTTAATAGGGACATTGAGATATGTATTTGCCTCACCTAACCCACTTCCTCTATTTTTAATCACTATAGTTTTTATTGAACCATCTATCGCATTATTCCTTATTAATGAAGAATCTGCAGATGTTGCCCAATTTTTAGGAACAGGAATAAAATCTGTTGTTTCAAACTTTATAACATCAGCAGGTTTTATAGTATAAAGATATTTCCAAATATATCCATCTCCACTGTCACCTGCTGCTCTTGGTTCCAAATCAGTAAAAAGGGGTTCATCTAATGAAGGACCTCCTCCCGGAGTATCTGGATTTGAATTATTTTGCAAACAAATATAAACTCTATACTCACTATTAATAATAAAATAAGATGATGAATATAAATTTGTTGCTCCAGAAACTGGAGCTATAGTTGTTCTGCTATAATCGTGCCTATACATGTCATATGTTGTTCCGGAAGTCCAAACCCTTTTCGGAACAACTTGACGAACATCTTCTGAGTTTATCTTTTTCAATGCAATCATTGTATCCCAATAGTCATCTTCCTGTGTAAAATTATCTTTAGGTACAGGTGGTGACTCATCCCAGTTAGTTTGATAATCATAAGGATTGGGTAATCCAATAAATGAATAATATGAATTATTTTCAGAAGAAATTTTTTCTACAAAATTTTTAGCATTTAATATTCTAAGTTGGTCAGTTACAATTGCAGCCATTTTTTTGGTTTTTTATTTATTTATTAATCATATACCATAATTATAATATTTGAGAGGATTAGTTCTCATTATCATAGTTCCAGTTGATATTCCAGAAAAACCAGATTTTGTATAAGAGTTGTACTCATTATCTTTTGTTCTAGTTTTTAAGGTAATTTTCCCCCAACTATATTCAGCGAATAAAGAACTGTATCCTATGCCACTTAATCCATTATATCCAGATACACTAACAGTAACTCTAGCAACATAAGTTACTCCAAGACCAGGAACTGCAGTTTGTGCTAAAGAAACACTTGCAACTCTATAAATGTTATCTAATCCAGTAGTTCCTATACCAATAACTTGTAGATTTTCATCTAGAGAAGTTACGCCGTTACCAACTCTGGAATTATACACCGCAAAATAATATCCGGTTTGTATTCCACTAATTGTAGTTACCCCAGTTATTGAAGTTGATGCAATACCAACAACTCTAAGAATAGAATCTTTTTCTATGGCGAAATCAAAAATAATGCCAGTTGAAGCAACTCCAACAGAAGTTGTCGAAATTCCTGAAATAATTCCAAAATCTCCTTCATATTGAACAACATTATTGGTTTCTGACTCAAATGATGGTGGAGAAATTAAAACAACGGGTGGATTCTCCTGGGAATATTCTGTTCCTGGACCTGTTATTGTTATTGATGTAACAATTCCGGAAGAAATAGAAGCAGTTGCTTCTGCTCTACATGTAGTTCCAAATCCAATTGGATTTTGAATTACTACATCAGGAACTGAAAGATATCCAAATCCTCCCGTAGAAATTGCTATAGAACTTATTGTTCCTGCTACAGAAACAATAGCAGTAGCAAATGCATCTCTTTTTGTTTCTTGTGGAATGAATGTAATTTGTTTTTGGAAACTTAAAAATTCATCTTGGAATGATGGAATTAGTGACTTATTTTCATTAACCTGGTTGAAGATTGGTTTTAAATTGTCAACGAAAACTATCGTAGAACCTATTCCAACGGATTTTATAAGATATGCCGATGGATTAATAACTGGTTCATATAACATCCTATCTTTAGAAACCTCTTGCTCATCAATAATTTTATCTTCAGTTTGTCTACACCAAGTGATTGGTCTTGTTAATGTTTCGTCTTTAGTGTTTCCTGGTCCATAGTATGGATTTGTTGATGCTAAATCTGAAGATAAAATTGCATCAACAATTCTTTCATCTTCCTGAAGACCGTAAGATTGATTTAATGTTGAATCAAATCCAAGTGTTAATCCATCTCCTGGTTTGACAGTTTCTATTATATTTTTATAAACGACATCAACGGAGGCAGTGCCTTTATAGAATAGTATTTTGCAAGAATCTCCAGTATTTGGAATTTCAAGAACTGGTGGTTTTGGTGGTTCTGTGAAGAATATGTTGCTACCTCCCCTAAAAGTATAACCTTTTCCTGGTTCTTGTAAAACATCGTTTATAAAGACCAACAATAATTCCTGTGGATTAATGTTAGATCCTCTAGCGGATCTAATTGAAATCAATTCTCCAAAATATTTGAGGGGGAATGCGACTCTTTCGCCATCAAATAAGTCTGAAATATCATCAAGTATTTGAAGTTCACCAAAAGCCCAACCTGTAAATTTATCATTAAAAACTTCTTGTATCGATATTTGAAACTCTTTGAATGAAGACGTTGTTGGAATACCAGTTAGTCCTCCAATAGGAACGGTTAGTGTCTGACCTGCTCTATAATTATAACCAGTGTTCTTTATCTCAAAATCAATAACGCTAGATCCTTGTCCAACAACTATGTCAATAGTAGCTGCTGTTCCCACTCCAGAAATTGAAGATGAACTATAAATCAAAGGAACATCTGAGTATGATAAAGGATCGTCAATTATAACCTGAGGTGGATTTGATGAAGTATATCCAGAAGCAACTTTTGTTATTGTAACAGATTCTGAAATTTTTCCTTTTATGATTGTGGCAAATCCAACATAAGTTTTTGTAGAATTTTCTGCGGAAGTGCTAGAAATTCCCACATTTACTATTCCAACTTGTGGGTTTGAAATCTTAATGTTTACTGGAGTTCCAACTGATATCTGATTGGAACTAGTGCTCCCGAAACCAATCCTTACAAAAGATGATCCAACTGACACTATATTTGTTGAAAAAATAAATGTTCCAACTCCAATAGAACAATTTGAACCTGTATTAAGTAAATTTAGAAGTCCAAAAACGCTATTTTTATTTTCAATAAAAATTTCAGTCGAACCTACTCCAACAACCGATGAAATGTTTGTAGGAATATCATAATAAGCACTCGCTCTATATCCAGAACCAGTATTTCCTATAGAAATTGATTGAATTGTTCCTGCTAAAGAAACAATAGCAGTACCGCCGGCAGAAACTAAAGGTTGATATCCAAGACCTTCAGTAGACCCAACAGAAACTATAATACCACCCTTAGGCAATCCAGATGAATTTATATCATAAGAAACTGAAGTTGCTGAACCGATGAAAGTTGCAGACGTTATTCCACTTGATTCTGAAAGAATGAAATTTATACCTTTTCTTTCATTTTCTAAATCACTGGATAAACCTCTTGCTTGAACTATATCATTAATCAATATCAAGGCACCTTCTTCAGAAATTCCTGTAATATTTGATTGTGAAGATTTTAGTGTAAAAGTAGAAGTTATTCCATTAAATCCTGTTGCTATATCATCAAAAATGTAATTTTTGGAATAAGTGTCATTTAAAGAATCTTGTATTCCAGACCTCATAAAACATCTACCGGAAAAACTAGAACCAGTTGATATTCCAACCCAGTCTTGTTCGTCCGGAGGACTTGTTGTGTATGTCTGTGGAACATTTCCGTATGGTGCTTCAGCAAAACTAATATTATTATTAACAATATTATAAGAACCAACTACAGTATTGACTAATGAACCTCCAGAATGATTTGCAATATCCGTTCCCATCCAAGATCTTCTTACATTAACTACATTATTTTTTTGAATAGAAGTGATTCGCATTACCTCATCATTAATTTTTATTAAATCTCCACCATAGAAAGATGTTGAATTGTCCAATTCAATACTTTCATCAGTTAAAAATACTGGAGATGTCAACGATGCAGTTAATCCTGTGGCCACTATTGGTGATTGAATAATATTATCAATAGCAACTACCAATCTAGAATTTTTATTCTGAGATAAAAATTTATGCTGTGTTCCACTACCAAGTGAAGTTAGATTTAATACGTTGGGGATTGGTCTTAATGCTTCAGAAGCAGAAGCTGCAACTCTAATTTTATTGTTGTTTAAATTTACAACATATAATGTGCTTGGAAGTATGGTTGTAGAACCTATTCCTGCAATAGTAGTTGTCGCTATTCCTATTGGATTTCCAAAGTTGGCATCATATGTTATTTTTTCTCCAGTTGAATAAAAATGAGATGGAATTTTTATGGTATTTCTTGATAAATCTACAATCGAAGAATCGGATGCTGAAAAATATCTTTCAAAAAGAGGATATCCTTTGTGAGTTAAATTGAATGTTCTTACTTGGTCAACCTCAGTACCACTATAAGAACCATATTGAGAACTCACATTTAGGTTACTTAATTGATATGATTTTATATCGCTACCTTCAAGACCAAGTAAATTTGCATATACTTTTACCTGAACTTGAATATTAGGTAACGGAGTAAATAACAGTTGAGTTGTCGATCCAATTCCAGTTACTGATGCGCCAATTGTACCAAGACCAGCAAAAGTCTGAACATTGCCATATTCTGTTATTAAAGGTTCTGAAGTTACATCATCAACTATCAAAATAACTTCGGAAAAGGAACAGCGATTATTTGTAATGTCAGAAACTTGAACTAAACAATATGCACAATCATGCTCCCCAGTAAAACTCAAAATGGTTGATGCAGTCGGTGTTGGAGAGCTTGGTATAGAAACACTATTTGCTCTTATTTCTCCATATTCTAGTTCAATTGTCCCAATTCCTGATGAATTTGTATCACCAAGAGCAACATTTGCAGTGTTTATATAGAAAGTATTTCCAACAGAAACATTTGGTATAAAGTCTATTTTTAGATTTCCACCAGAAATGTATGGGTAATATGTGCCATAACCAGATGACTCTGTAGTCCTTGTCTTTGTTGATAATTCTCCATATTCAATAAAATCAATAGATGCATTAGTTCCTGTGTGAACTACATTTAGCTCATTAAATTGATAATTTAAACTGTCTCTGTATATCTGTACTAAAATTTTAGCCGAAGTGTATGAAGTTGCCAAACTAACAACATTTATTGTAGAGGCAGTTGAAGATATATTACTTGTATCTACTTTAACAATTGAACCAATTGTTGTTGTTCCAACTCCAGTAAAAGCATCGTCTAAATTGTATGATAATAAAGCAACATCATAATTATTAATAGTATACCTTGTAGGATAAAAACGAACAATTCCAAATGGTTGATCAACTATAAAATCAAAAGAACCCAAATCATATGCAGTTTCAATCCTTCCATATTGGTTTATGGCACCGTATGAATCGTTATGAATAAGAGATGTCAACATTACTTGCCTTTGTCCAGTAAATTGTTTATCTCTAATATATGAAAGAAACTTTAAAGATCTAGTTGTGTTAATATTAAACTTGTAAACATTGGAGTATTTTTCTGGTCTTTCTCCACTATTAAAATATGGACTAATATCATCTATTAGTAAAACCCTATTTCCTCTCGCCTCATAATAATCAGTAAGAGGTATGTTATCAAAATATATTTTATTACTTGCAATTTTTGAATTTAGATTCAAATAATTTTCTCTTCCCAAATCAAAATCCGTCACACAATTTAAATCGCCATAACTAATCAGTTCTACTTTAACATCAGTGGCAGTTGTATCTGTAGAAAGACCCACAAACAAATTACTAAAATCATTATCTAGTTTGGACTCCATTTGAAAATCTGAGTATTTTTTAAATCCGACAGTATGATTTAAAGCACTGACAGCATCATTCCAAGTATCATAGTCAACTCTTGATTTTAATGAATATGAAAAATTCTGATAGTACAAACTATCTTGAATTCTCTGTGCATTATCATTTAAAAATCCAGCATTAGACTCCCATCCACCAAGTACTTTAATTGAAAAATCAGTTTTTGCATGAGAATTAAAATCGACTATTGATGATGCAGTTCCTATTGTTTTTGAAGACAATCCTTCTATAATGCTACCAATTTTAAAGTCGCTTTTTGATGATATTTTTAAATATTTGGTAATTGGATCCCAGTTTTCAACAACTCCAAGAGAACCGTTAGATCTTACGGTTTCTCCTTTTTTATATTCATCTTGTTTAATTGTTGGTACAAATGTAGGAAAATTTCTCTCTGGAACTATTCTTCCCGAAGAATTGATTGGGTCATATATGCCTGGAGATTCAGAATCTGAGAGATATCCATCCAAACTATAAGTTACCGCGCTAACACCACCAATATTTAAGTCTATACTTTTTATTGCGAATAAAGAATATTCATAATTTGAAGAATTAAATCCCTTAGATGTAGAATTTACACCCACACTAATATTTTCAATTAAAACTTTATCACCGACTCTAATTGGATATGTATTGGCATCGAAGTTTCCAATATCGCTGAAAGAAAATGGCAAATAAACTTTTGCTTCTTTAGTAGTTGGATTATATGTTATGTCCGTTATTCCTATACCATTTGAATTTTGTGTTGGGATTATTGTTGGGATAGAATCAGTTAATCCTTTGGCATTGATTTTAATCGTTACTTTATTATCTCCAAGTTTATAACTCAAATCAGATGGTATTACTTTTTTAGTTCTTCCATCCAAAACTAGAAGTTTCGGTGCAGTTGTGTATCCTCTTCCTTGGGAAGATATTCCAATATTGTCAATGGAAAATAAATTATCAATTTTTATATTCTCTGGAAATTCTGCATATGGTCTTAAAGTTTTATCTGAGGTGAAATCAAATCCACCATCTACTATTTTTATTTTTATTTTTTTAATTTTTCCAATTGTATTAGTTTCTGCATTTAATATACACCCGCTACCCTTTAAAGAACTTACTGAAGTTATTCCTGGTAAAGAATAATAATTTGTTCCTTTATTTGCAATTTTTATCTTAGAAATTGCACCTGATGCAGTTAAAGATTCTGTCGTGTATTTCAGATACGATGATAATGTAGATGTAGGAGAAATTTCAGATGTATATGATTGGACTTCTGGAGTTGTGGGAAGAAAATATTCGAAATAATTTGGATCAGAAACTCTTATTTTATAAGTGCCATTATAAACGCTATTTCTTATTCTGAGTTGATTGTAAGAATTTACAATTTCATCTTTTACAATTTCTTTCTGTGCTTCGGGTAAGAAGAGACCATTAGAATCTAATGGAACTAAATCATAGTATAAAATATTTGGCGTAAATTCATCAATTTTTAAAGTTAGCGCAGATCCAGGAGTTCCAACTACTCCATTTCTTTGCACATTAAAACTACTATCTCTTTGATCGGAGTCAAAAACTTTTCTAAATTGTTCATCTACATACAATTCAAACTTAAATGATGGGTATGTTTTAAGTGCATTAACGTATGATAGAGATGAATCAGATAAGTCAAATGTTACTGTAGAATTTTTATAAAGATCTATAGGTGGATTTATTGGTGATATAGTTCCATCCGATGAACTTGTAATATTAATAGTACTTGGCCTTTCAATAGTAGAATCGTAATAAGAATTTGAAAGTTTAATAATATCCTTATTAATCGAAACAACATAATACATTTGATTACTGACTAATCCCCCAGAAGGAGAATCTGAAGTATAAATCACTCTTTGCCCATTAATATATCCATGATTTAAAATAGTAATTGTACTATTTGCTGTACTTATATTTGCTCCAGTAAAATCTCTAGGATTTACTACAATTCTTCTATTAAAGTTATTATATTTTACAATAACAGTTGTAGAAGATGCACTTACCATTACATTAACAACATCATCAGTTGTTAATCCATGAGTTTGTGCAGTAGAAACTGTGACAACATGTTTTGATAAATCGCATTTAATTTCTGGATAATTTGTTTTGAAACTATGATAAGTTCCTGTGCCTATTCCTGTAAAAAATAGTAATCCAATATTTTTTGTGGATGTTGTTATGCCAGAGAAAAATCCAGTGCTCCCTAAACCAACTTGTACTGTAGAAATACCAATTAAATTCTCATTTATTTTTGCAACGTATAAAGATGAATTGTTAGATAAAGATGTAGTTCCTATCCCTGTAGATGAAACAACAATGGGACTTCCATTATTAACTTCGTAAGTTAATAAATCTCCGGTGTTTAATCCATGTTCTGGTAAATAAATCGTTCTGAGTGGTATGAATACTTGTGTTGCACCAGCTCCAGGATTGGAAAAATAAATTGTTGTCCCTATCCCTACATTACCATTAGTTCCTATTCCCAGAGATTCTTTTGGATTAAAATAAATTTGTTTATTTTCTAAGTATGAACTATAATTTGTTATGTCATTTTCTTTAGAAACTTTCACAAATAACTTTCTAGGATCTTCATATAAAAGTGTTGTAATACTATGAGATAATCCAGGAGTTCCCTCTATTTGTCTCAATATTCTTAATCTTGAAGATTTTCTATCAACATTTAAAATTTTTACTTTTTCACTATCAATGCTATAAATATCATTCTCCCTTATACTTAGAAAATCTAAATTTCCTCTAACCGATATGTAAGTAACTATTCCAGTTACATTTGCAGAGGCAATTCCTACCGTTGTAGTTCCCAAACCAACTAAAACTAATCTATTTGTTGCAACTCCTACAATATAATTTCCAGCAACTATATTTGAAGTTGTATTTAATCCGGATATTTTAACTAAATCATAAGTGTTAATATTGTGTGGAAAATTGTTATATAAAACATATTCTCCTTTTTTGTTTGATGGATATATTGGAACACTATAAAAGTGAGTACTTGCAGTGCTCACTGTAGAAATAAATTTTCCGACTAGTTCAGAAACAACTGCCGATGCAGAACTTCCTAAGGTTCTAGGATTTCCCTCAGAATCTATGTTATTAAATATTAATTTGTCATTTACTTTATAATTGTTTCCCCCAGAAGATATTCCAATACTATCAATTGAACCAGGAGAAACTCCGTCAATATCTATCGATTGGTTTAAATTATTTGGTAAAGTTATATATTCATATCTAGAATTAGTTTTTGTTATATTATAAGCATAAGTATTTCTAATCCAATCAGTTTTATTGAGATCTATATCATCTTGATTGGATTTTTTCTTAAAATTAAAATCATTTGGTTTTGAATTAAAGAAATTTCCTATTAGGTAAGGAAATTTTGGTCTATAATATCTCTTAAATGGTCCTGAAGAATCTACTGAAGATTCTTCAAATGTTGCAAAATACGCATAAGTTCCGTTTGGAAATTCTGGAGTTATACAAAATCTTCCATTATTTTCATCCAATACAGATTCGTCATTTGATTTTTGGTATTTAAAATCCTCAACAAAGAATCCTGGTTGAAAATACTTTGCAGATGGTCTAGTTTGATCTATGAATAAGTTATATCCACTTTTTATTTGAGAAACAACGCCACCAGATTTTTTGGAATAACCATATGGACCATAAATTGGATGTCCATCATAAGACCATCCAATTATTGGAGAATGATCCGTTGATTTTATTTCTTTGTTTCTGGAAAACTTTAAGTCTGGATTTGAAAATAAAATTTTTCCTGATTGATCTCTAGAATATAAGATTTGTCTTAATTTTCTTGGAGCGTATAGATGGCAATATTGAATTTCATATTGATCGTTTAATCCACTACTTAAAAATCCATCATCTTCTGTAAATGTGTTCAAATATTTTGCAAATAAATTTACAGTCCATGTTTTAATTTTTGAAGCGAATTTTGCACCACTTCCCGGATGAAAAACGATTATTCTTGTATTGTTGGGAGAATATCCTGCACCTGGTTCAATAATTTTAACATCAACTATTTGATTATTTAAAACTACTGGAGTTAATACTGCACCATTTCCATCTCCAACTACAATTAAATCTGGCGAACACGTATAATTTTGACCAACAGAATTAATGAGAACTTTTTGTATACGTCCACCTGAAACTACTACATCAAATTCTGATCCGGAACCAGACAAAATGTTAAGAGAAGGTTGTCTTTCAATATTAAATACTTCTTCAAGACCATAAGAAGAACCTTTTGATTCTAAATGAAATGAAGTTATTTCACCTCTAAAAATGGGATCAATTTGCGCTTTATATTGTGAAGATAATCCAACGTTTCCAATTATTTCAACCTCAATATCTGGATAATTAAATACATGAATGTCAGAATTTTTTGAAGTAAGATTTACAAATTGACTTGTATTATAAAAATAATCTTGAACATAACTACCAGTTCCAATTTCGCATAGTTTGAACTGATTATCATCTATTTTTAATACATAATAATTTTTATTTTGTACCAATCCACCGATAACAGTTCCTGTAGTGGTGTACTTTACAACTTCCCCAGAAAGAAAACCATGATTTTCTATTGTTATTATATCTGAGGCAATATTAATACCCGAATATGAAACCGTTCTTTTTTTATTTTGGTATCCACTTCCCGTATTTTCTACGCTTATGGACGATAAAATTCTTTTCCGATTTACAGATTCAAAATCATGATTTCCTATTCCGTGATTAGTCAATGTTATTGTGTTTATTCCTGAAATAGAATCACCTAGCGTTTTGTGTAATTTTATTTTTGTCGTTGAAACTGTGGAAACATAATATTTTGAATCTGTAGATAATCCACCAACTGCAGTATGAGAGTTGGTTTTATATATTACTTCTTCTCCATTTTTAAATTTATGATAAGTAGAAAATCCAATAGTAGAAATAGTGCTACCAATCCCAACTAATCCAGAACTTTTTTCCGAATTAAACGTGGATTTGTGTGTGATTAATTTGGTATTACATTTAGCTACGGCACCAATTCCATTACCTCCGGTAATTTTGACAATTGGGTCTTCCAAATAATCAAAACCAGGGTTTAATATGCGAATTTCTTTTAAAGATCCAGAAACTGAGCAATGTCCAGTAGCACCACTTCCCACTGAGTCTGAGATTATTAATGTTGGAGGATTTATTATGTCATAATCGGATCCTCCCGAAATTACATCAATCTTTTCTAAGGGTCCAAAGAAGATTTTATCCTTTGACTTATAATTTAAAATTTCCGTACCATTGATTAAAATACCAGTAAATCCGTGAGATGTTGGTTCTAATTTTTCTGATGCAATTGGAGTAGAAATTTTTCTCAATAATTTTTGCGATTTTATCGTTTTACCGCTAAATTGTATAGGTTCTATTTTATTATTATTAATTACAATATCATTTTCTGGAGATACATATTTTTCATATAGAATATCGGATTTACTCTTCGATAGTTTAATATTGTTTTTATCAATTCTTTTAATAAAATAAATTCCTTCATCGAATAGAGAAGATGATATTATTTCAAAATTGTTTATACTTCCATCAATATCTCTAGATTGTATTGTTTCTTTTTCTGGCGTATAATAGACACAATCTCCCGTATAAAATCCATGATCAATAGTAGACGTTAATTTGAAGATTGTGGATCCTGCAATGTAAGATCCAGAAAAATAAACAGATCTATTGTTTGAATTTAATTCAGTGTTTGGATAATATGGAATAGATGGAGATGATATTAATAGGTCATTGTTTTTATTTGTATAGACATTTTGAATATCGGTCGATGTTTCTCCAATATATGAATATTTTGAAGAATTTCCTTTTAAAATATTTCTTTTTACTGTGTACAAACCTTGTGGTAAAAATCCCTGCCCGGAAATAACAATAGTTTTATCTGAAGTTACATCAATTATAGTGGATTGCTTTTTGTTACCTAAATTATCAATAATTTGTAAAGTATCGCCGACTTTTAAATTATGATTATCTTTTAAAGTTAATGAATAAGTATTATCAAAATCATCAATTATATTATAAGACTCTACATCATAAACAATAGGTAAGTTAAATATCCATTCATTTGACCTTGCATCACCATCTTCAAAACCAAGTGTTTTTATTCTAATAGTATCTCCTTCACTGAACAAAATATTATCATTGGGAATTTCTACATCATTTAAAGTAGAAACAATTCTTACTCTAATTTCTTCACCATCTTCTGTGTTGGCATATGCATAGGTGTTAACTCCAATTGTGGAATTATCTAAAATATTTTTTGTAATGTCAGAGCATCCAATAAACTGAGTTAAACTTTTAGAATTATATGAAACTACACCTTGTGTACCATCTTCATAATTTACTAAAAATTCACCTTTATTTGGAAATCCTACAGTAGAATCAACATCTATTGTAGTTGATTGTGTATTATAGTTTCCAATAACTCTAGTTTTTGGATGTACAGAAAACCCTCCATAAATGGCACCGTCATATATTAGGTCTCTATTATATCCCCCATCAATTTTTAACTTATAAAATATTTTACCATCGCTTGTAACTATTTCTTCGAGAGGTTCAGTTATTGTACCATAAGCTTTTGTAATATTTAAATATTCATTTTGGAATAATGTAAGATTTCTAATTTTTTCTATCGGACCAGATATCTTTTCTATAATAAAATCATTTGTTATTTTATACTGAGCGTCTGAAGGTCTAAAAAGGAAATTTTTTGGACGCAATACTTCTACATCTTCACCATATAAAGATCTGAACAGAATTTCAAACGATTGATCTGTACCTTTACTTCTATAAAAATCTTTTATTTGTTTAATAATAGTTGCTTCGTTCGCTCTTTCAACAAAACTTCTATTCTCAAATCCTGGTGTTAATTGATATTTTAATTTGAGTAGAAATTCTTTTAAAAATAAAGAACTTAAATTATAAATCTTTGCACCGGATTTATGTGAAGATGAATCTGATTTTTTGAAAATTAATTCGTCAGAGGGACGAAGCCTGTAAGTAGAAGCTATTCCAACATTTACATTTTTATGAGATATTATACCACTAAATCCTCTATGGCAATTTTCAAATCCAGTTTGAGTTTTATTTTCATATAAAATTAATTCATCATCTATTGATATTAAACCATAATTGTTTGGAAAATCAATTTGATTTTGTTCAAAATTTAAAAAATCTACTGATATGTTTTCTTCTATACTAGAAATATCGGATTGTAAAAGAACAAAATCTGTCAGTTCTGTTGTGTTATCTACTTTTACGTATCTATCAATATTTTGTATTAAATCTGCAGGACCACCCGGAAATTCCTGGGACAAATAATACTGTTTAAGAAATTCTGCAACAAGAGGATAATCTTCTTTCACATACTGTGGAAGTTGATTACTTACAATGTCTTTGATTTGAATTCTTTTTTCTAGCATTTTATTATGATCTTACTAAATTTCCGTTGTTATAACTTGATGATATAATGTAATTTGATGCTGAGGGGTCCAATCCAGATGAAATATTATCAATAACAGTATCAAAAATACTGTTATTAATATCTAGTTGTAAATAAAGATCTTGTTTTCCCACAACATCATTTGATTTTGGGACAGCAGATATTTCGATAATTGTTTGACCATCTTTTATCTTTCCAGATAAAATATTAATTGGATTTATCGTCAATATACCTTTTTTATAATCAATATTTCCAATATTTCTTCTTAAAATTATTGGGGAAGTTGAATTTATAGAATTTATCGTAAATAAAAACAAAGACCCTGTAGTTTGGTCTGTATTGGGAATATCTCCTATATAAACAGTTTGAGATAATCCATCAATTTTGAATCCCGATGTTTTAATGTTATAACCATTTTGGTTTTTTATATGAAATTCGTTTCCAAATCCAATTTGATATTCTGCATAAGTATTTAAAGATACTCTCAAATCCCTTCTCATTTGAAGTGTTGTTATATTTGAAGTAACTGATTCGTGACTATCATCTATTATTTTTAAAAATTTACTATATTTAAATCTTGCTCCATATTGATTCAATTCCGTAGACTTTGAGTATTTTAATGCATTTTGCTGAACAATGCTTGATATATATTCGGAAGATGGTGATAAGTTTGTATTATAATAAACTTTTGAATTTACCTCAAGATAAATATATTTGAGATCTAGTATTTCCGGAACTATACCAGATATTGCATATTTTTTTAACTTTAACTTAATTTCTTCTTTTATAAGATTTGGAATAAAATCGCCAAATTTTGGTTTGATACTTATAAAAACCTTTCCGTATTGTGGCGGCACCAAATCTTCCCCACCAAAAACTGATATAGATTCCGTTTCTTTGTATATTCTGGAAGGTATTAAAGTTTCGTAATCATTTATTGTGACAGCTCTATTTTGAGAGGCATATATTCTAGGTGCATATTTTTTTATTGATTCTACCGATTCTATATTTTCTCCGCCAGACGATGGTAAGATAGTGGTTATTAGAGAAATTCCCGTTGATACCGTATATTCTATGGAATTTCTTGTATATGTTAATCTACCAGAAAAAGCGAACTGAGAAACTCCATTTGCACTATCGCCGTTTGAAGTAATATAATTGATAGTTATGTAATTTCCTTCATCAAGTTTTTTCCCAAATACTCCATCACCAAAAATAATTTCATATCTTTCGTCTTCTATTTCTTGTAAAAAATATATTCTAGATTCTTTATTAATATCAAAAAGACTATCTTGAAATGTGTATTTTTGAACTATTGATGATTGCTCATTATTTCTAACACTTATGGATATTAAATCTGTGTCTATACCGAGATTTTGTAGAATAAATCTTTGATATTGATTTCTAGAAGAGTATGTAAAATTATTTGATATGAGAATTCCCTGGTAAACTTTTATATTGTCAAAGGAAGCAATTCCATTAACAACTGGAACTGTAATATCATCTAATATTGAAAAAACAAATGAGTTATTTTCAAAGGAATTGGTGGATGTTGCAACTGGACCTTTTTTTAAGGTAAGAGAAGATAGTTTTGGAAAAATATTCGATACATCAACAAAGAAACTCACCGTTGCAGATGCTGCCTTTCTAGACCTTGGTACATATCCTATATTTTTAGCAAGAGAAACCACATTTTCTCTAAGAGTTGCGCTGTCTATAAAAACTTCATTTGCAACCATGTTCGCATTATATGAAGTTATATAGGTATTGTACGCCAAAACATCAAGAATTGTTGAAAGATTAGATCCCTCAAAATCATAATCAATAAAATTAGAATTTGCTTTTAAATAATCTTTAAGTGTTGTTTTAATCTGGTCAAAGTCCAGATTTGAAAAATTTATTAATGACATTTACCTGGTAGATTGCAATACAAATTGTAATTGTTGTGAAGCAACGTCCACTCCTATAATATTATATAAAATACTCACATCAAAAGAACCATTATCATAGTCTGGAAAAATTTGAACATCAATCAGTCTAACTCTTGGTTCATAATTTATTATCGATTGCCTAATTTCATCTGCAATGATTGATGACGTAATCTCATCTATATTTTCAAAGAGAACTTTTGAAATGTTGGAACCAAAATTTTCATTAAAAAACTTTTCTCCCCGAAGAGTAAAAACAATATTCTTAATAGAACGGGAGATTGCAGTTTCATTTTTTAGTGCAATGAGATCATTATTCAGAGGATTGGTCTGAAAAGTCATACTAACGTCTTTAAATCCTTGACTTACCCGTTCTAGAGGCATGAATTATTTTAAATCTATCTTATTTATTAGGAATTTTTTGATTCATAAAGTGGTTCAGTGCCATATTCCCAATCATCATAGTCAGAATCATTTCTAATTTTGGCATGAATTTCGTTTTGATGATAAAAATCGTGTTTTTTGGGAGTTAGATCATCGTTTGCAATCTCACGAAGCATCTTTTGCTTATTAATTTGGTCTTCCCAACCATATTCACTACTCAAATATCGAGTTCCCCACTCATTTTTCATAAAATTTTGATCTTTATCAATTTTTTTGGACATTGTGCGCTCCTGATTCGTTAAAATCAGAACTTTTTACGGGGTTACTATCCCGGGTATTGATGTAAAACCCTTTTCTTAGATAGTCTTCGTCTTTAACAAAGGTATAATTTTCTATTTTTTCTATCTTATCACCTTTCCAAACAGGAATTGCAACAGTATTGCCATATCGAAAGTCTGGATTTTGGCGAAAATGTACTTCGATAAGTTTATTTCCGATAAATTCGCAGTTAATCCACTCATAATTCCCTTTCAAATTGTTTAAAGTTGAAGGAAATTCAATATCTCTATCAATCTTAGTCCATTTTTTCCATTTGTACAATGATTTATTATCATATCTATCACCCAAAACAACTAATTGTGCCTTTTTATCTCTAAAATCAACACTAATGTGTTCTCCATGAAATATTTCACACCAAAACTCTGATGGATGGAAATGATCGGTATATCTATCAATCCACTCTATACGAGAAAATCGTCCCATACCGAGTAAATTAATACTTGGTCGGACGATATAATGGTCTGGAGATGGTACAGAAGTCCCTACAGGACCACACAGATACCTTAGAGAGTGTGATAGAAAGAGTTTATTATATACCCATAAATCCTCTATATGAATGGAACTCAATTCATATAGAGGATTGAAATGGTACATAATTTTTTCTAGTCCATATTATGATTTATCTTAAATTTTAGTTTCATAGTTTTGTCTTTCCATTGTATAGTTTCTTTGTATTTTAATTTGGGAATTGGTAAAAGTCCAACATTCACCTGTGTCATCTAAAAAGACAACCCATTCTAAATTGTGTTCCTGAGAACGATCAATTACAAAAAAAGCCCAGCCAAGACCCTTTGGGGTAATGACTGGGCTTTATGGATCTAATTGGAGCATTTATTTTCCTTGACCTCTATACTTTTTCTTTCGTCCATTGCGAGAGGTTGCACTGAGTAGTGTGCGAGGAGAACGTCCTTGACGTGTTTTCTTAGGTGCTCCAGGTTCAAACACCGTCTTATTACTTCCACCTTTAGCCATAAATTTCCTCCAGTTCAATTAAATTTGGATCAATATCTTCACCTAAGTAAAAACGCTCAGCGAAGTCTTGAATGATCTCACTGCATTCTTCTGCAGTGAGATCTGTATAAATTTTACGTGCTTGATAAAGTACGTTGTATTTTATCATCAGATAATACGAGTTTTCTCATGTCCGACTCTAATGCGAGGATCGCACCAAATCTTAAATCCTGCATCAATTGCATCAAGACAGAATGATACATCTTCACCACACATATCTTGAACGGCACCAGACTCAAAGACTTGCATCTTTGGAGCAAACCAAGGATATTCTAGATTTTCAAAGACACCTTTCTTAATCAAAACCCAACCAAAACCTGTATAATCTACAGTGAATGGCTTACGACGCTTTGAGATAGATTCAACGGTCTCATGATTCATGACTCCACCGTTCTTACGGAAGTCATCTTCTTCTAACCAGTGTGCGACAGAGGTTGTGTGTCCGTCTTCAGTTGCATACCAACCAGCGACAATTTCACGCTCCTCCTCTTCTTCTGCGGGGAAAGCAATATCACAGAGTTGCCAGAACTTGTTAGAATCGAAAACAATATCACTATCAATCCAGAGTTGATAATCATATTCAAGTTTTCCATCCCAAGGTACTTGCTTTGGACCTCTGAGTACATTCGCGCCAAGACACTTGCATCGTGCAAAGTTTACCATTGAAGAGTAGTCTTGAGAAATCTGAATACTCATTCCATTTTGTACTAGATCAAAACAAAGTTGTACGAATGCTTTTAGAAAGATGAAAGAACATCCTCTTCCAGGAAGACAAAAGACAATGCTCTTACCTCTCATTCTTTTTTTAATAGCATCATAGTCCCACTCTTCTGCTGATTTTTGAGGGGATGCAGCCTTAACAGTAAATCCTTTGGACATAAAAATTAATAAACCTTCATTTCAATTTTAACATTGTATATATGTGATTGTCAATGTGAGGAATTTAAAACTGCTTCCATATTAAGATAAAGTTCTTCATAATTTAAATCATCCTTTGTAAGATTTAAATCAAGTAAATCAACCATTCTGTGCAGCATCTCCCAAGTCTCGGAAAACTTTTCTTCCGATAGACTGTGATATATGCACTTATCCTTTGCGTATATGTGATATATTCTCTCTTGGTTTTTCATAAAAAAATTTTTTTCGAAAATTTTTTGTGGTAAAACTTAATTTACTATCGACTTATATATTATAACAATTAAAATCCCCAGAGGAACTCCAATGATCTTAAAGCATTTTGCGGGATGGCGAATTAACCAACCAGCAAAAACTACTCTCCAAAAATTCCAATATGGGTGAGATCTCATTTCCTTTTTCTTTTTGATGATACTCTTTTTTGTGCAGGCGTCCGAAATATTCCAGTGGCACAACTTTTATTTCTTTTGTGCTTTCCTCCGAATATTCCCCAACCGTGACAATTTGCTTTCTTCTTTGGTGCCATTTTTTTCTGGGAATTTTTTTTTTTATGAAAGTGAAATAGAGGTCGAAAAAGACATACAGTGTAGGTTAGGGACTTATCGATTTTTTATAAACGGGGGCGGCAACGCAAAATATAAACAATCAACAATAAAATCAAATAACTGCTATAACGAATAACAAACTGACAACGAATAACTATCATTATTCGTCTATTTTATATTAACTGCCCCAAATCACTGCGTTATTCTAATAAAACAACGCAGTTCTTTATACGAATCCCCAACAATTACGCTACTTATACAATAAGAATTGCCTATTCTTTATACGAACTGCTGCCAATTAACGACGAATAATGATAAGTATAAAGAATTAAGTTGCTCTGAGAGAATATAAACAATCAGACAAAGTAATAATAATAAACGAATACATTTACCAAGCGATGTATCTTACTGTCGTTGAGTATAATACACTCAGAGAAACTACAAGTGTATTCTAATTACCAACGCACGTTAAGATCTTCTACATAACTCTTAACGTATTCATTACTCTCAAGGTCAAAGAGTTTATTCCAATCAATCTGATGAGGATTAAAATCTTCATTCACGTTGAGTTCTAACGTGATACGATACTTATTCTTTTGTGCTGTGAGAGAAGAAGTTGCCATAAGACGGAAGAACGAATAAACTCTACTTGTAAATTCTACCAGACCTTATTACCCCTGTCAAGGAATTCTCTACAACGAATCTTAATTATACACGAATCTTTTTATTTGCAAATGCTCTGATAATCCTATCAAATTAAATTGCAATACGAATCTTATCTAAACACGAATGAATTTTTGATTTCATTCTGCTTAGTCTTGTAAGTGATGATTGTTCTGTACGAATCTTATCTAATCACGAACAAACTTTGAGTTGTTATCTCATTGTGTGTTTGATATTATAAAAAGCCATACGAAATCTATCTAAACACGAATGAATTTTTGATTCTTTATGTTTAGCATTGATTGTAAGTAATTCAATGGCACGGAAAGTACCTAATCACGAAAGAGTTTGATATTCTTCATCGGGCATTTGGCACATCGGGAAATCTTATATTAAACCCTGTTCGCCTTTCATATAAACCATCAGTGTTTGATGTTTCTATTCTCTTTCTGTCAGTTTGTTACCTTTTGATCCCGTAGGAAAGTTCAAGAGCTGCTCTATTGAATTTGAATAGGTGATTTATTTATAAGTCTTATTTTCACATTTGCATCTTATGTCAGGTCTTTATGACAAAAGATTGAATTAAGTCTTATTAGGTACTCTGACCCCTGAGAGTGTTTATAAGTGCCTTGCAGGGGCATACAGAGGTGTCTGGGAGTGTTTATAAGTATTACCCGATATCTGGGAAATCTTATAGATAACCCATTCTCATAAGTTATAACAGTATCGTTATATTATGTTTATGTGAGGTGTGCCAGTATTTTATGTGTCTTCCCGGTATTGACAAAATCACCGAGTGCTGGTATAATGCAAGCCAAGACCGCGATAAGAACCGGCATTTAATTAACTTTAAGACCGCGATAAGAACTGGCATTTAACGATAAGAACCGGCATTTAATAAGGTTTAGAACAACTAATAAGAATTCATATCAATATCAACAACTAATAAGAATTCATATCAATATCAACAACTAATAAGAATTCATATCAATACCATTATTCAATACTAATCATTATACAAACAATCATCACATATATGTTTTTTAATACATTTTTTAATATAACGATAATATTATATTAAATAAACTCCATCACATAGTAATCAACAGTTACTTCTAATTCTGCTGCTTTCCTTTCTAATTCCATTGCATATTCATCAGCATAATTTTCATCTTCATGCTGACAGAAAAGATCAAGTGTTGAATCGTGCATTACAATAAACCTTTCAAGTGTTCTAAGTTCAGTATCATTCAATGAACTCACATATTCATCCAATACTTGTTGAAGTACATTCTCATCAGTATTGCAGATTTGAAACAGAGTTGAATGAAGTTTTACTGAATCAATCATTTGAAGTAATTGAGAATAATAAGAAGTTCATTTCCTGTTTGTGCTTTTGAGAGCAGTTCGATTTTGGTTTTCTTTTTCATCAGTTACTCATTACCTTATTGAATAATGAATCATAAGCATTTTGATTGATGTGGTCAGGAATACCTACATCATCAATGAATGAAATGATTGATTGAAGAACTTCTAATTCTTCAGGTGTGAAATTAAAAATCAATTCAGTCATTTCAGTTACTTACTTTATGTTTAATCAGTTTAGCAGGTGATCCACAAGATCTATAAAACTCTACCATTGATTGCGCTTTTTCTTTAGTGTTAAAGTATTGACTTCTCCACTCTTGATTGTTGTAAGGAGTTTGATAAGTAACTTCGTACATTTCAGGCATTGATGAGTTGTTGCAGTTGTGCGAAATCCTTACATTGTGCTGCTTGAATTGCTTTTGTAATATCATAAGTCACATAACCACATTGATGTTGATGATTACAAATTGCATATGCAGGTTGTTGAGTTTCAATGTCGAAAGTGTACTTAATGATCATTTTGTTTGTTGTTTGGATGTTATGGGGTGGGGTAAAAATCAAACGCGGGACAGAGCATCAACTTTCTGTCGGGGATTGTGATTTTGTTTTACCCATGCAGACTTTTTGTAAGACTTAACTTGTGAAGGAAGTTTAGTCTTTGCACTTTGGACTTCATTTACAAGTTCAATGAAAGAAATAAAGAATTGACGTTCCATCCGTTGAGCAGTAGTCATTCCTTAACTCTGAACTCCGTTCATCATAGCATGGGGGTAGGGTGTGCCGTAGTTCGCCCTGATACACTTTGGGTTCTTCTAACTATCAGCATCCCTTATGGGTATGCCGTCTCACCCTTGAAAGAGTAGAGAACTCAACAGAGTTTTAAGATTACTCAGATGTTCTTGTTTCTCTTCATACTCATCATTTAATTGCTCCATATGAGTTTCATGCCAACCATCATCATTATCATCTAAACAATGAGCATCAACTTCATCATTCATTTGAATTGCAAGATCATTTAGATCTGCTTCCAGTTCTTCAATCAAATGCTTGAGAGTTTGAGTGGTTGTGATTTTCATGTGTGTTTAACAATCCCAGTAATGCTTCCAGTTATACTCTTCATAAAATCCACTCTTCACAATATCATCATAAACAGTGGGAAGAGAGTTGATTTTTGCTTTTTCCCGATTGCTCAGTTGTACTTCATCATCATGCAACAATGTTTCTAACTGTTTGCGCTCATTGAATGTTTTTGGTTTGCGATAAGGATATTTGTTACCGTAGTTGCGATGAGTTTTGGACATTTTCAGTGAGTAAAAAGTTAATTTGATTCTGATAGTAATTGATGTCTTCAGTAATAGATTCAATTACCTGAACTTGATGTTTAGGTACATTGTCCCTCTCTTTCTGAAGTTCTCGAATCCGTTGCATTAACAGTTTAACCTGGTCTTCTGTGTTCATAATTGCACAAGAACTTTCATCATTGCAGAAACTTCATCTTTAGTATTCCATCCAATTACATCTTCAGTCATATTACCATTCGGTCGAATAATTGCAACTTCAAAAGTGCCATCAAATACACTACCATACAATCCACAACCAGGAAGTCCAGCAACAACAGAAATACTCCATCCATTGCTGAACTTATACCTTCCTTGAATTGCACCAGGAAGATGATGTGCTTTGAATTGAAGTTGATCGAACATTGGAGTTGTGGTTATGTGGGACAGATGAATAAGAACTAGGCAAGGCGCTTTGCACAAATAGGACCAATTCCCATTTGCACCGAGAGAGGATCATTCAATGTGCGACTACAAATGGAACAAGAACCAGTCTCGTGACCATAAATCTTTGCCAGTTGCAGAAGATTATCATTGGCATCTTCCAGCAGATTCAGCACATCTTCCGAAGCATTACCTTTCAGATCACCAGTAGCAGTAATCTTACCCACATAGTTGTTGTTCTCGAAGACATAAACACAACCAATGTTGGCACCTTTAGTTACCGTGGAAAGAGTAATTCCAGGCAGTCGCACTTGAAACTTAGTCGCACGATATGCACCTGCATCATACATCTTATTTACCAGTTGCTTGTAAGGACCAAACTCAACAGGAGTTTGAGCATCAATCACATCTTGAGTTGCAAGATAGTGAACCCAAGCAACTTGCTTTTCAGAAAGTTTCTTCTTCTCCACCAGTTGCATTGCAAAGTCATTGAAAGACATATGCTTACTCAGATAATCTTTCGCCTCATTCACATCAGCAAAAGAAGAATCAAACTGAATCTCTTCGCCTTTCTTAACAACAGTGAAAGAAGTCATAAAGAATAAACAATGGGACTCGGGTGGGACAGTGAGACCTGCTCCCTCCACCCTTTAAGAATACCACAATTTGACCCCCGTGCTCTTTTACTGTGCCACCAGTACAAGTGGCACAGCGTATCATTGGACTCAGATGATTTGATGCGAGAGTGCATACTTCACCATCTCAGTGCGATTATTCTTAAACTCAAGAATCAGATTTACAATACTTCTCATATCATTTTCATCAACTTCACGTTCATTGAACGTAGATGCAATTTCGCGGAAAATACTTGCAATTTCATAATCGCTTGAGAAAAGTAAGTCTACATCACGGTCAATTTCAATAAAAATATCAATTGCATCAGCAGTGAGTCGAGTTGGAATATCGGGTGAAAGTAGTCCCAGAGTTGCAAGTCGTTCCAATGCACCAACGACCCACATCACTTTACACTCATCAACAGTCAGTTGTGCGTTCATTTTGTAATCTCAGGAAAGGACGTAATCAAAGTTAATCAGGTTGATATACAAACCTGATTGATTGGCAATCTCTTGAACTAAACAATCACATACAGTCTCATCATTCACTTCCTCATAACAACACATATCGAGGTCATATATTTGCCCCACATACTCTTCTTGCAGCGATTCTTTCATATTCGGTTGTTGGATACTATCAAGTGTGTCCAGGTCGAACTCAATTTCAGTAATCTGTACTTGTGGCATTTTGAATTAAGAAGGAATGAGAATGGAGGTGTATAACTCACACACCGCACAGTTGCTTTGCAACAGAACCAGATGCTTGACGGTTCAAAGAAACACCAGCACCAACATTAGAACCAGCATAAGCACCAGCACCACTTGCGCCATTCATTTTCTTTGCGCGACCGAATCGCATAGCAGAGAGTTTGGTTTTCACTGCATCAGCATCATCATGAACTCGACCCTCTTCCTGTTTCATTTCTTGCAGTCGCAGAGATACTTTCTCAGCAAATGCTTTGCGGAAGTTAATCTTGAAACTGCGAGAAACAGTATCACCGCGCAGAGAAGAAAGAATCTTTTCTGCTTTATGTGCAACTTCTACTTCTTTCTCCATCACCTGCACCAGGTAATCATAATAGAGGCGCACTTGGATTTGTTGTGCCTCAGAACCGATTACCTGAATGGATTTAGTATCGCCATTCTTCAGATATGCTTTTGCATCATAGAAGTTTGCAACAGCATTAAGCAGAAGACTCAGTGCAGCATTAACACGCTTGAAAGTGAGAAACTCTTCATCAATAACTTGAGTTTCAGTTGCCTCATTGATTGTAATACCATACTGTTTGCACAGTTTATCAATCATTGCAGCGGCAGCGGATGCCTCACCATCAAAAGTGGTATTTTCTTGCAGTTTCAGAATGGACTGAATCTTTGCAATAACTTGTGCGCGATCCATAATAAAATGAAGAATTGGACTCGGGAGGGACTCACTCCCTCCACCTTCTTAATCTACCACACTTTGGGCACCGTGCTCATTTACTGTGCCACCAGTACAAGTGGTACATCTCAACACTAGACTCACCGAGTTGTGCTTATAATGTCAGCAACAGTGTAAAGTGTATTTGCAGTTAGATTCCTTATACTTGGAGACAATATAAACGAAACAACAAAAATCAGTGCAATAACTTTCATTCGATCTGGCGATTTGAATGTGAGTGTTTTAGTTCTCATCAAGCACAAATAGAATATCGTTTCTGAAAGTCATAAGCACCTTCATCTTCTTCGATTGCTTCATATACAATTACATCTTCACCAGCAAGTTCAACACTCCAATCAAGTGCCTCTTCCTTTGCTTCATAAAAATTATCAAACCACTCTGCATCAATCAAATCAAAAGACTTGGGGCAAATAACAAACATTGGAATCAAAAGTAAAAGAATAAAGTAGCAATTGGTGGAATCGAACCACCGACATAGAGGGTATGAATCTCTTGTTCCACCACTGAACTAAATTGCCCCACAGAGGGGAGAATAATCTCCCCCCAAATTAAACTCAGACCGCTGCCATATAAGCAGCAATCTCATCATCATTCTCAGGACAATCAGCAATTCCTAGTTGCTCACAAACATACTCACGGGTGAGTTCAATTTGCTCAGGAACCAGGACATTCAGAATATCCAGGAGTTGAGTGCCAGTAGCACCTTTGCGGAGCATACCGAGCATAACATCCTTAGAGAAATCAACAGTCATTGTAGTTTGTGTTAGTTTGACGTTTGAGGCGGGGCGTGACTCCCTCCACCCTTTTAATATAGCACTTTTTGGGGTCTGTGCTCATTTAGTGTGCCACAAGAACAAGTGGCACATCTCATAATTGGACTTATTGAGACTGGATTTTGCTTGAAAGCACCAACCCCCCTGAGTCCTATGCGGGACACATAGTGAAACCGTTGAAAAACTTTGGTTTTTCTGCGATTCCGCCTGCAACCCAGGCACCCCCCACCGCAGGATGCCGTCCCATTGCAGTCTCGTGTGAAACTGTTGATTTGGGATTTTCCTGCAATTTAGGGGTCCAGGTGTCCTAGGTCATCCGCCGCAATCTCATCGACGGTCCATCTGAAACTGTTGAGAATCGCTCAGACTACCAGGTATGGGTAATCTTTATCAATGACCGTTGGAGTTTCATATGCGGTAATTCGCAAAGAAGTTGCATCCTTTAGCAAATCACACTCTTCATCATAAATTGCAACTTGACGTTTGAGTTGCTGATGATCAAGAGTTTGAAGAAAGAAAAGCAAATCCTGATAGGTCATTTCAGAACGTGACGATAATCAAGAGATTTGATACACCAACCGTAGGCAGTTGTGATCTCTTCAACTAGATCATCTTCATCATCTGCCTCCCAGATTTGACCGATTGTTGCTTGAGTGACATAATCAAACTCCAAGAATCCATCACATTCGGCATCATGTTCTGGAGATTGATTCTCGCCACAATACGGACATTCATCATCAAAATCAAACTCAATTTCAGTAACTTGGAATTGCATTATTTGCAGTAGTTAGGGTCAATTTGACAGAAGCGATCTGCTTGATGTTCTTGATACTCATTCACGGTAGCATGAGCAGCAAGACCAACGCGAAGTCCTAATGCTAGAGTAGCAATCAGAAATGCAATTCTCATTTGTTTGATTTTTTGTGTCGATAAGATGCAGATGGGTCGGGATCATAAAGACCACCACCATCTCTATCTTCAAGATAAAACATTGTTGCAAAGGTGGAAAGAATAACTCCACCAATTACCAAAGTAATCATCAAACCTCAGCGAAAGGATTGGTAAGTTGAGGAATCGTATTGAAGTCCACAACTTCATACGGAATAGTGTGATTGAGATACTCTTGAACCTCAAGATTCATTTCAACTCGGTTGAGAAACTTCTTGGATTGACTTTTACCCATAAATGTCAAAGTCTTCAAGAACCACTCTTTAGATACATCACCCATCGGAGTTTTGATGGGGTAGAAATCCACCACCATATTTCCATCTTTAGATTGAAGTTTCATTGAGTGATTAAATCGAAGTGAATTGGAGTTGAGAAACTAATGTATCAGAATTGAGTATCGAACACAAATCCATCGACATAAACACAATCCATATTGTCGAAAGTTGCTTCCCAATCAATCTCAACAAAACCAGGCAGATTGGTAGTATAACAATCAGTTACAAAGTTTTCTGCATACTCACTTTTAGAACTCCATTCACCGCGATAAGCATCTTCAAAGTTGTCAAGATCTTGCAGAGAAAACTCAGCAATGAAAGCATCAACTGCACCGTAGGAGTTCTCTTCACCGAGTTCTACATATTGCTCGTAGTACTCAACAAAGTTATCTTCACCGTGCTCGTTGATGAACTCATAAATGTCTTCATCACCATAGTTTTCTTCAAGAAGATGAGTGATGAAGTCTTCAGTTTCAACTTTCAGTTGGATTTGAGTTGCAGTCATTTGGTGTTTAACCTTGATTACTTCGTAATTGTAGCACCCCCAGAGGGGGTTTGGGGAGTGTATTGTGCCACAAGGATTAGTGGCACATCAGCGTCAAAATTTCACAGAATCCTGATAGATTTCCATACCCTTACGGAGACGAATTGCTTCATCAATCATCTCACCAACCTGTTCGTAAATGTAGGAAGAACCACCTACATCAGCGAGCACATCTTGAGTGAAAAGTGTAGAGAAATAGTCCTCTTGATTAGTTTCCTCATTGAACTCAAAGACATCGTGTTGAGTGAATACAAACGCAGCACAGGGAGCGTTCTCACCTTGACTCTCAATCATACGGTTGATAGAGTCACGAAGTTCAGAAAGTGTGCGGAACATAATCAGTTTTTGTTGCGAGGGTTAATGTCAATCAGTCGGTCAAGTGCATCACCAAGAGTAGAGCGAACTTGCTCATCTTTCAGTGACACAAACTCATACGCTTCGTAGAGTTTGATGTAAAGATCATCCCATTGAGTTTGTGTCATCATCAAGCGAAAGTGTATTGGAAGAACAGAGCATCAACCAAGCGATTGCTATTCAGTTTCACCCAACGATAAACTTTGGGAGTAGCAATCACAATCGCAGCGATGAAGTCAATTACATTCACAACAAAGCGAATGAGATTAACTTGCGTTGCTTCACCATTGTCATCCCACCACAGTTGAAATGCAGTCCAAACATAGGAGAACACACCAACTACAATGGCATAAGCAGTGGCAGAAAACTCAACTACATTATCACAAAACTTCACATAATCAAACTCTTGGATTTTCTTTACCATTGCGTCCACAGGAGGAAAAGAATTAGTCAGTTGCATTGTTGTAGAGAATAGAGAACTGGTGGATCAGGTCCGTCCCTCACCACCCATATACAATACCACACTTTGGGGTCTGTGCTCATTTAGTGTGCCACTACTACAAGTGGCACATCTCAACACTAGACTCACTCACAGTTGCGCTTCAATTAGTTTAGAAAGGTCATTGAAAGTATAACCTGAATCGTTCAGTTCTGCAAGTCCCTCATTATAAAACCAAGGGTCTTCATCATCTTCTTCAACATCAATTTTCACCACAAGACAATTAAGACTAAGACCTGCCCAATCCATTACTGATTCAGGCAGAAACTCACTCTGGTCATCAAAATACCAATAGTCCATTGGTTGAAGATTAGTTTCTTCATTACCTCGGAACTCCCACTCAGTATTGGTTTCCTTTGCATAAATGTCGCAAAGAACACCAAGACAACAATAACCACTCACACTGCGGAGTTTCTCACTGCCTTGCTCGTATTCACCAGAACGCAGAGCATCAATCCACTTTTGCTTAACTTCGGGATTCATTTTAGTTTTCAACATCATTTACATCCTCAAACCAAGTGTCAAGTGAATTAAAGATTTCGGTCACGATGCTATCAGTAATAGCATCAATGTGTGGTTCTGGATTATGCTTGAAAGCACGGTTGTATCCGAACCTAACACCTTCCTCGATTGCCATTTCTAATACAGCACGGAATCTAGGTTTCATAGTCATCAATTCACAGCAAGGACAAGATTAGCAACTCGGTTTTCAGGAACAAACTCTTGGAGTTTATCGTAAATCTTTTGGAATTGATTTCCAAGATTCATGTAATAAGCAGCAAGATGTTTATCATCTGCATCATAGAGAGCATTTTCTTTCTCTTCAAGTGTAGAGATAATGTCCAGCAACTCACCAGAGGTAAAAGAAACTTGCGTCATTGTGCAGAATTAGGAATAGAAACTGTGTATTCTTTTAGAACATCAAATGAAGGTGAGAATTGAACATAGTTCCAATCATTTTCATCCTCGCCCTCTTGGTAGCAATGAATAATGCCATCAAGATCTTGTTTTACATAACAACCATCATAATCTTCATCATCAAAGACATAACCTTCGGAAATAAGTGTTTCAGCAAAAGTCATTTGATGTCGAAAATGTCAAAGATTTCAAATTGAGTTTGAGTGAAGAGGGTATCTTCAGGGGGATAGTTATGAACCTCACTTTGAAGATCTTTATACACATAAAGCATATCACGAAGAGCAGTGAGTTGCTTTTCGTTGAGCAATTCTTCAGTCATCAGAACTTTATTGAGCATTGTGTTGGTGTTGTTCATTATTCAGTAATCACTCCCATCATTTTCACACTTTTGAATCCAATAAGCATAAGCAGGAAAGTTCATTGGATGGTCTTGCTTTCTTTGATACCAACCAAAAGCATTGTTCACTCGGTTCTCAGGAACAAGCAAATAAGGAATGTCGTGTGGAATGTGTGGAACGTAAGTCATTGGGTCTTCCTCAACCATAGAACTACTATACCACAACCAGGGCACTGTGCTCTTTTACTGTGCCACCAGTACAAGTGGCACAGTCTCAACTGAAACTCAACTAAGATTGCTTATATATTTCTTCAGCAGATGTTTTCCCTTCTCTGATTCAAATTTACTTTCAAAGAGTTCCATAAGTTCTAATACTAGATCAGCATAAACAACTGGAACTCTAATGTGCTTTGTTTCACCTGAATTAGGAAACTTTTTTGTGAAAGGCATTATATTCAATTAAAGAGTATAGTGATTTATGCAGCAAGCACCTCTCCTTTCACAAAGATGGTATCAATCACATTTTGAAGTTGTCGGGCAATCTTATCACCATAGTTGTTGTTGACAGGAATAGTAATCGTACCAAAGGGTTTCTTATAGAAAGCAAATTGTCCGGGTTTCATAGTTCCATCCTGGAGTGCTTTACGATCATCTTTATGAACGCGAATAATTCTACCCACAGTCTGTGCCATTTCAATCAAAGGAAGATTGCGAAGCATAATACAATGCGTCAGACCGTGAATACTAATACCCTCACTCATAATAGAATAATGAAACACAATGAACTTCTTGTCTGGGTCAGCACCAAACTCATTCATCGTATCAAAGAATACCTCACGGGATACTTTCTTCTTATCAATGTATGCACCGTGTTTAGAAGTGATGTGCATAATGGTATAACCCATCTCATTGAGTTGTTGAAGCAAATCACTCTCAGTAAACATTGCCCAGATTACTTTGGTGCTAGGTGCAGCAACAAGAACTTTAGGAGCATCACAATCAGAAATCTGAGAGAGAATACCTACAATGTTCTCTGCATCTACAAAAGGAGCATTTTCCTTAGTGCGGATGGTCTCTGCTTCATAAGGCACAACCCGAGGAGGAATGATACTACCTGCCTCAATCAGTTCTTTTGCAGGAATACTGATGATGTTGTTGCCATACACATCAGTATTGTTCATCGACTCCTTGCTGTTATTGAACTTCGGAGTTGCAGTGAAAAAATAGGCATTATCTGCAACTGCTGAAGTGTGAGCAATACCCACAAAGTTAGAAGGTTTCACACAGTGATGCGCTTCATCAAAGAAAACTACATCAATGTTAATATCTGCTTCATTTACCCGATGAATAGAATTGTAAGTGGTGAAGATAATATGATGCTTACCACTTCCGATTGCAGTATCATTGTACTCTGCAATCACTGAAGGACGTGTAGAGGATTGATGAGTAGTTTCTCCACTATGAACGTGCATATAAGAAACATTATGACCCTTAAGGTATTCTTCAAACTCAGAACAGAGTTGATTTGCAAGAAGAATACGAGGAGCAACTACAACAAACGTCATTGGTTCTTTTGCATTAAGAATCCTCTGACGCGTATCCTCCATCATCACTACTGTTTTACCTGCACCAGTAGGAAGATAACAAGTTCCCTTAATTGCTTTTTGAATAGCATTAAGAGCACGTTGCTGGTAGGGATAGAGTTGCATCATCAATCAATTTGTATTCATACAGTATAGCACCCCTCCCGTGAGTTTGGGAGAGATGCTGGACGGTTCCACAAGTGTCCCTTAGAACACAATAGGGTCTAGAGTAGGTTCTTTGAATACCTTAGAAGTTTCTACACTATTCCTATCAACCTCAACAAAGGTATTATACTTACTTTCTTCTACCTTGTCAACTACTTCATCAAAGATGATTAGATTGATACAAGCATTCTTTGCATCTTTGAGAGTCTTTGTAACGTGTTGAGGAGTATCTACAACATCAGCAACAATCCACTTTGATGCAGTTGCTTTACGAATAAAACCAACTGTATTAGAATCCTTCTGGACTTCGTAGATACCAACAGACAAACGGGTGAAGTTGATGGTCATAATCAGTTAGCGTAATCAATCAACAGTTGTTCAAGTGTGTGGAGTGTCTTTACATTCCAGTTCTCTTTATCACCAAAAGGAGGATACAGTTTACTATACCAAACACCATAACGTTCTGGATTTAACTCTTGCAACTTCTCAAGAGTTTGTGCAATTAAAACGTTAATTTGTTGGGTGTAAGTCATAACCAATCAAACAGCAACAGAGAACTCAGGAAGGATGCAGAAAGAATTGCACCAACTACGAACCCATTGAAGAGTATCAGCATAGCAACGAGGTTCAGACATTACTATACCTACATCCTTACGAGGATTGTAAGCAACAGCAACGTATCTGTAGCAATCAGGAGATTCCTCAATCTCTTGAATCCACATCTGATTCACATTACCTTCAATCCAATCCCAACGGGAAGTAGTGTAATAGAATACCTCAGAAACAATCATCAGACTTCATCCCTCATTTCAGAAAGTTTTTCATACAGTGCAGGTACATCTGTACCTACAATTTCACTCACTTCGTCCCAATCATCGTGAAACTCAATAAGTGCAAGAATTGCATCTAATTCTTCAAAAGACAGTGAAGTTGGGGTCATTTCCTTTGCTTGTGTCTCTGTATTATAGGGGATAAAAGGGCACTGTGGGGGGTGTTATGGACGGTTCCGCAAGTGTCCTCAGGCGTATAGATGTGCTCCTGCCCAATCAGCACGTTTATACATTTCTTCCTTTGACTTATCATCAAGGAGATTGTAACGAATACCTTTTGCTGGACCCTTCCAAGATGCTGCCTTATACACATCGGCAGTATTCATATCTACAAATGCGTGAGCACTTCTCTGTCCTTCTGGCGTTTGCATTATGATTCGTGCATACTTCCTACCTTTTTCAAAGTAGTATCTGTATAGACCTTCTCCTTCACATAGTTTATCAATCTGTTTTTGATGATACTCTACATTTTCACCAAGTTCAATTTTATTATGGTGCTGTTTAATTGAATAAGTTTGGAAATTAGTACGAAGAACATCACAATACTGTTGGATTAGATCGAGGACTTGTTCTTTCATAAGAGTGGTGTTGTTCATATCCCTATTATAGGGCATCAGGTGAGTCTCTGAGAGGTGTTATGGACGGTGCTACGACTGGCACATGATGTAATCTTCTATATTCATTTTTGGTCTCTTTGCTTCATCGGGAAGATGATTCCAAATACTTCTTCCAATCAAATCAAACCTAAGATTATAGGCACCGTTTGTTGATTCAAATGCTACTGAAGACCAATCAATAGTATTAATTATCTCATCAAGTAATTGTTTATGATTTTGTATTACAATTCCATATCCTCTTCTATGGGGCAGTGATTCAAAATTATCATAAACTTTCATTGTTTCTTTACCGAAACAAGTCGAAGGAAGATAATAGTCACAACTATACAAATGTTTCTTATTTCTAGTGCTTGATGGTGTTCCTCCATCAGACAAAGAATAAAGTTTAACAATATCAGTTAAGTCAATATTATCTTCAGATACTTTATGGTGTTTAGACCAAATTTGAAAAACTACGTTTACTTTAACTTCCTTTCCTTTTGGATAATAAAAATCACTATCAATTACTTCTGAATATATTAAATTTAATCCTTTTACCCTAGATTTACAACTTCCTTTGCCGTTGCTATCAAATAATTTGGGTAGAATAAAACATACAAAATCAGAAAACTCTGCTGCATAATTGATAAACTTTAGAGCAAGGTTTCCTCTTAATCCAAATGGAGGATTGCCAATACAGATATTTTTATTTCCATTAGGTTTCCATGCCAAAAAGTCAGATTGAATTATCCCATCACATCTTGGTTCAATATCAATTCCGATTCTTTTATTTGTAGGAAAAAGATTGTAAAAACTTCCATCTCCAGCAGATGGTTCAATAATAGTATAGTCTTCAAAATTACAAAATGATGATATAATTTTGATTGCTTTATTGTAGCAATACTTTGCTGTCTCATTACAGGTAAAGAATTGATCTTTGTCTTTCTCATTATACTGAGAATAGTCTATTTTAGTTCCAGATATACGACATAGATCAAAATAATACTGTGGTGGTACTTCTTTTTTCTCTATCCATCTTTGAACTGTACCTTTGTGAACGTACAGTTCATTACAAATGACTGACATGCCATACTTATTATAGATGGGAAGAAAAAAGTCGTAGATATTATTCATGCAAGTTTACTGAGAAGAAAGAAACCAAGAAGGTCATCATTAGGATTGTTAAAATCATACTTGAATGTTACTCCTTTGGCAATACCATTCTCAATGGACCTCATACTAAAGTCAACCTTTGCTTTGCCATCTTCATTCTTACGGCAGTGACCGTTCTTACCAAACAAAGAAAGATCGATCATATCATTTGTCACTACTTGATCGTAATTAACAATCGTAATATACATTACATCATTTGCATCATAGTCAATAAAGACCATCTTATCCCATTTGTCATCACAGAAGTAAACATTCTCATGTTGCCAACCTTTTGCTACACCTTTGGAAACAGTGCGCCCAGAAGTTTTTACTTCAATGCGAAGTTTTTTACCATTATGAAGATACCAAAACAAATCATAAACGCCATCATTGTTAGATGTATTAGAATCCTCGTCCCACTGAACTGGAATATCAGTATATTTCAAAAGAATATCACGAAAAAGTTCTTCTCCCCACTTACCCTTATAATCTGTGGAAAGATTAACAACATCCGCAAACAAAGAACCAGACCAATAGGTTGCTTGTTTCTTGTAGTTTTCAGTCAGTTCAGTGACAAGTGATTTCATTACTTAACTTTTAATTTTAGTTTGAGTGCTTGCAATGCTTGTTTCCTTGCTTTGAGTTTCCCCTTGCAAGTTCCTTTTGTAGTCTTATCCTTTCCTGAATTGTGTTGCCAATTTGGAGTAGTCATTGCCTTGATGTCTCATAAGACTATAATAGGGCATCAGAGGGCACTGTGCGGGTCTGTAGGGACACTAGAAGAAGTGTCCCTAGCATCACCCTCTTGCTGTTGTTTTAGTAGTGCTTCGTTTGCTGCTTCTCTTTCCGCAGCAATTTCAAGCATTTCATCTAGCGTTAGATCCTTCATTGTTTTACTCAGTAATCGCTAGTATCTATAATAATCCAATCTAAATCAAGGTCTTCCAGATATTGAATCAAATCAGAGTCATTATCAGGAAGAACTGAAATATATTCTTCTTTACTTAATTCAAATGACGCTTCACATAAAGCAGGTCCATATTCTGGTGGATCATAAAGAGTTTGTTCATAAACTAATGCAGCATCTTCAATAATTGCCGATACTGTGACTAAACCTGACTGATTGTAGCTAATACTTTCAATTTGTTGAATAGTCATTTTTGAATGAATAAAGTGTAGCAGGCACACCTGGAATCGAACCAGAGACATTCGCTTCGTAGGCGAAGATTATATCCGCTTAACTATGTGCCCATAAAAAAGGGAGCAATGCTCCCTAGTAATCAAACAGCAACAGTATCTTCTACGGGTTGAGTGTAGTTCTCAAGAACAGTGGAATCATAATTATCCAGTGCTTCAAGGATTTCTTCACCAGTTGCTGCTTTGACCAAATTAACAATCAGTTGAGCACCAGCAGGATTTTCATCAATGATTTCAGCAGCGAACTCAATCAGTTTAGCAGACATAGTAAAAATGTAAATGGGTAATTTGGGAATACTATTCCCAATGGAGCGTAAGGAAATCGAATCCTTATTTCTGAATTGCAAATCCAGGGTAATAACCGTTATACTAACGCCCCAGAACAGTTTATGTTTAGAGACCGAACTGCGGCGGTCTAAGTATCAAACACTCAAAGAGTAATCAAGTTCCTCATCTTTGACTTCACAATCGCTAATGAGTTCAATATAATCCTCAAGATCAATTCCAAGATAATTCAAAGCAAACTCTCCATAAGCATCTATGGTATTCTGATTTTTAATAACCATTGAAACCTCCTTGACTTGATGTGTGTATCATAGCACGATTGTTGTGCCCCGTAAAGGTTATTGTGCCAGAAAAAGTAGTGGCACAGTAGTATTAGTTATACAATCAGGGAGAAGGATCGTAATAAACAATCTCTTCTAATGCAGGAAGAATCTCATACTGAATATCATCAAGATGCTGAGACATAATAGTCATATCCATCTCGTGAAGTTTATTTTCACGAGTCACCATCTCTTTGAGAATCTTATATGCTTTTTCAATCTCAGCATAAGCATAAACAACTTTAGTCACCATTCACCTCGTTGAACGTGGATTTTGCGGATTTCAGTGTAAATGAACTTCTTCAGTTTAGGATCTTCAGTAGCATCAAATGCTTTGTAAAGACGATTAAGATAATCATCTTGTTTGGTGCATTTAACTACTTTAACATTAGTAATCCCAAGTTCTTTAAGAGGAGAACCTGATTTTACTTTTGCTTTTCCAAAATTGCCAGATACAACTCCTTGTGTGCGAAGTTTAGGGCGAATTTTAGAAAGATTAGAAGTTGTGAAGTCAGTAGTCATTGAACTCACTTGAAAGTTGCATTAACACCAACAACTTTTGCTGTAGGATTTCTTGCGGTTGCCGTAGCACGGGCATCTTTAGGAGAGTTTGCATAAACCTCTTCCTTGAAGACTTTACCACCAACATAAAGTTCAACAATGTACTTCATAGGACTGGTTCGTTTCAACAAGGTTATTATAGCAGGGTCAGCAGTCCCCACGATAGGGGACTGTGCCAGTTCAGGGAGTGTCCGCCTTAGTGCGACCTTTACTAACTCTACCTTCAGAGTAAAACCATTTTACTCTCTCTCGCCGTGCTTGAAGTAGCATTTCATATTGCTCTTTTTGCGATTGATTTAAAATAAAATCTTGCCGCCTCCAAGTTTGTTGAAGTTCTTGAAGATGTGGAAGAACATTTACAGTATCAGTCATTGGTTTCGGTATAAAGTTCAGGGGTTTCGTTGGAAGTTTGAGTCTTTACGCGAACATTGTAAGGAGAATTATAAAAACGCTTGAAGGAAGTATAAACAATAACAAACGTCGAAAGAACACCAACAAAACCAAGGATTGTGGTATAATCACCTGCGAAGTTAAGAGTATCGGGGGTCATAGTTGCAAGTTTATTAAAGTGATGACGAATAAGAATTGATGCAAACATCAATAGTCGTAATTAGATTTCAAAAAAGAGTTAAATGATTGCTCCTCAGTTTCTTCATCAAAGAGACCATCGAAAGATTCTTCTGCAAAATCAAAACCAGAGATCTCTTCAATTTGAAAATCATCAAAATCGTCCATTGACCTCTCTCATTTGAACTTAAGTATCATACACCAGAACGGGCGGTCTGGGAAGGGGTGATGGACGGTTCTCAAGGTGTCCCAGTAAGTTTGCTTAATCTTTTCTTTGTCTTCTTAATTCTGCTTGCTGCTCTTGATATTTCTTTTGTCTTTGTTTTTCTGCTTTATGAAGTTGTCTTGTTCTTTCTAGTGCTGCTCTTCTTCTTGCAGCAAGTCTTTGTCTTGGTGCAGATTGACGCTCAAGAGTTTCAAGTTCTCCTTGAAGCTTTCTCAAATCTTCATTGAATTGTTGAAAGGTCTTCATTATCTCTTGACTTTTTGATTATTTATTGTATAATATCCCTTGAGTATTACACTCACACATCACACACATTAGGAGAATACCTATGACACCATATGAACTTCGATTTGAAATCTTTAAGCAAGCATATAATATGCTCAATGATCAATTTTGTGTAGAACACGATACTGCTGTTCGTTGGAATGAAGTTGAGAAAAAAGAAGTGCCGATGGACTATCCAGAGTTTCCAACTTTAGAAAATGTCCTAAAGCAGGCAGAAATCATCAATGATTTCGTAAGTTCCAAATAAAGTTAAAGGAGGGATAAAACCCTCCTTTTTTATTATATTTTATTTTAAGATACTATGGGACTTTCTTGTGCTCCACCACAAGGTCTTCAGTAGCCAGCAGTTTGGCGAGTTGGGACTTGATTTCGTGAGAGACTGCCATGAGGTTTGTTTCGTATGAGACCATTATACAAAAAAAGGAGGTCCGAAGACCCCCCAGTGGACAGTTTGAAAAGTGGTTCAGTCCTCTCTATAAGTTCCTGCTCTTCTTGCTGCTCTATTACCAGACCCTCTATCACCAGCACCAAAATCACTTTCACCACCTCTACCACCTCTTGTAGCACGTTTGGATGGGTCTGCGCTTACCTTACGACTATATGCAGTTCCACCTGGTTTTTTCATTACCTTCTTATAACGCTCACCAGTTAGTGCTTCATCAAGCATTTCTTCAACGATACTCTCTCTCCACTCTTCACTCATATTCACCATAATGACTTCTGCTGCTTCTGGTGTTTCAGCATATCCTTCATCAAGAAGGTGTGAGAGAATGATGTCGTAGAGGTCATACTCTTCTCTTTGAAGTGCTGCTGCTCTTTTTGCTGCTTTACTACCTCTACCGTGCTTCAGATCAGCACCATACTTACTATAACCTGCTTTCAAATAACGATCGTGTGCGTCTGCTGATTGTTGAGCAACTGATTTGGAATACTTAGAACCACCATAGTCTCTTTTGTCTCTTTCTGCTCTTGCACCAGATCTGTTTAGAATTTGTCTCTTTGCAGATGTATCACTTCTTTCTGGTCCAACATTATATTTTCTACGGAGATATGCACCTCTACTTTCTGGTTCTGATGTTTCAGTTTCTTTTTTCTTACCACCAAGAAGTCTTTTCATTGCTGAGCGAATACCTTCTTCAAGTGAATTTGATTCATAAACACTTAGGTATGCTTCTTGAAGATTGTGAATGTCTTGAGAGTTCATTTTTTTACAAATACTTTTTAGATATTTATAGTCTATTCAAACTCAAAAGATCTATTTGATGCTTTCATCGTAGGAGTTTGATATTCTGGAGCAGAAGTCTCAACAAATACTTCTATTTTAGTGCCATCATTCCAATGACGAATCACACCAGCAACAATAAAAGCATTAGTAATCAAATAGGTCGCAAAAATAAAAGTTCGGATAAGAGCGATCTTATCCGATTCACGATCACATTTACTTGCCTTCTCCCCAATCGCTTTTGCCCACCATCGCCAGGCAGTTTTGTTCTTCTTCATATTTTGATTTTCTTGATTTAACATACTCTAACTGATTCCACTGATGATGGTAGCAAATCACAAGAACTCTTTCATTCTTATGAATAGAACAAGCAAGATAATTTTGTTTATTCTTTGGGCGAACATTGTATTCAATTGTGATATACTCTTTGCCCTTAAAGTAAACCCATCCTTCAACACTTTTAGACCATTTTACATAATCATTAACCTGTGGTTCATAACTCATATTGATTAGCAATCGTAAAATTTGTCTCTTGACATATATTCGATTTGTTTTTGCAGTTGTGAGATTTCGTGCTCTTGTTCTGCAATTTTTCTTTGTAGTTGCTCAATTCGTTCTTGGTATTGTACCTTTAGGTCAAATACCATTTTGTTGGTGTTTGTCATTAGGTTTTAACAACTATCCAATAGTAACAGAGAAATAATCAAAAGTCAACATCTAGTGGTCAGTTTTAGAATTGTCTACTGTAGATTTTTTTCTGGAGATTCTTCCTCTTTTCCACCCGTCACCAGGACACTCAAAATCAATTTTTTCAATTTTACCATCAGTCCACCATTTTTTTCCTTTTAAAAAATTACTTTGGTATTCACTCTTTTGTTTTTTATAATTTGGATTCTGTTCATAAAATTTTTTCATACTGTCACTAAGATTTTCTTTGTGTTCCTCAGTAAGTCTTTTATTCTTAAATGACTCGATAATTTTATTTCTTATTTTTGGATTTTGCCAAGATTTTTTAATTGAGTCACTTAGTTTTTTTCTTTGTTCTGGACTTTTGAATCGAATTTTTTGTGATTTATGTTGATTTTCTTTCCATTCCTCATTACGAATAATGCCACTAGTGCCTTCACCTCCATTAGTCTTATTTCGAAGAATACCAGCGTCTAAATCTTTTCTTCCAAACACAGCAATCATATAGATTTCGTGCTTAAATGCTTCCTCTTCAGTTAAATTCTGTTTGAGAAATATTATTCTAGATTTATCTTTTGGTGGTTTTATCTCACTTTTATTTTTTCTGTATAATCTATCACCGACTCCTTTACCTATGTAATAAGGAGTTTTATCCTCACGCAAATATGCGTAGGTATAAAATCGGTTAGGATTTACCATAACTGCTCTTTTGTTGGGTGCAGTAGTATTTATACAAGAAAAGGAGCATCTCTGCTCCTCCTCTACCTGTGAAGATTGCACCCAACGCAGGCATCAGTATTTATAACCTATGTTGTAAATGCCTCCACCACTCGGGATTCTACATCCTCAGCAAGAGCATAGGTTCTTGCATTAACTACTTTTTCACGAAGATTTACATAATAATCATCATTATATCCATCATCATATTGTTTAATCAAATCAAAACATTCATCATCGTCCTCTGCAATTACATTCCAGATTCCTCCATATTCTGAACGGGGAAAGTTTGCAAAGTGGTCAACGATATACAAGAACTTTTGTGCCATTTGTTTGTGTAAGTTACCTCTTTAGTTTAAGATTAGTCGTCGTCGTTGTCAAGATCGGAAAAGACTATAAACGAAGTTCCGATAGTCAAAAGGATGCCAAGTCCCATACCAAGAATAAAAGTCATCAATAAAACTCCATCAGGAAATATTCAACTGTAACCTCTTTTTCGGAGGCAAGTCGCTCAATCTCTTTCCAAAAGTCTTGGGCAACTTTTTCTTGTTCTGCTTTCATAATCAGGTCTTTAATGCGTTGCGAAATCATTTAAGTTGCTCCTCATCTTTAGGACGAATAACCCTGAAATAATATACCACGATTGATACTACCGTGGCAATCATTGCAGTGTAGATAGAAATTGCAAGTGCTATTGTCATCGGATTTGAGAACTTGGAGGTTTCTTGAGATTCTCTATCTCTTGCTGAGGATAGTATGCTTTATACATTGCATCATCGCGTTGGATTAGAAAGACATTCCATCCAAGAATGACTGCAAAACCAATCAATCCAGCGACAACATACTTGCGGTTCATTTGTTCATCTGAAGTGTAGGAACAGGCATACCACCTTCAATCATTTTCAATCTCCAAGAATACCAGACCTTGCACTATCCACACCATCACTCCAACCATCATTATATCCTTCCTGATATTCAATTTCCATAACCTTAGTAGCAAACCTCATAGCAACCTCACGGAATGCGTTGTTCATAGCACCAATCATATCGGGAGACATACCAAATTCAGTTCCGTCTCCCCAGAGTTCCATTAGTCGTTGGTCAGTCATCAGGTGTCTTTGTGTATGAAAGTATTATAGGGCATCCAGCAGGGAATAGGAGGTGCCTTGTGCCAGTTCTCAAAGTGTCACCTTACTAACCATTCTAAAACCTTTATGTTGTTTATATTTTCCAGTAAAAGTTCTGGCGAGATTTACTCTTTTCAAATCATATCTTTTACAAAAGTCTCTCAAACTATTTGTTTTGTAAAAGATATTAGTATTAAGTTCTAAAATTGTATATTCAAATTTGGAATTTGAATTTTTTATTTTTTCTTTTAATTCATCATCTAATTTTACTCCATATCTTGGATTATTATGTTTAGATGTTTTTTGTTGTATTTTACTTTTGGTTTCTTCAGACAATAATCTTCCATTCATTCCCCCAGTATCACTATTGTATCCATTCTCAAATGTATCAAATACATTTATCCAATACATTTCTCTATCATTAATGATACTAAAATCACACTCTTCAATTACACCATAAATGAAGTTATTTTTTCCATATTTTCTTATGGCACGATGAAACTTATATTGTGAATTTGAAGACCTACAAAAGTGATCATTTATTCTATATTGTAATTTTTGTATTGTTTGACCTATGTATTTCTTTCCTGTAGAAATACAATGGACACAATAGATAGTGCCTTTCATACTACTCTAATTTGACCGCATATTTATTTATGCTAAAAAGGAGGGATTTTCACCCTCCTCCTGACAGATTGCGGTCAAATCAGGTATTATTATTTATTTCCTATCATAAGAAAGAGTTGGCACAGGAAGTCCATTTTCTGTAGGAACATAGATCGTAACATTACCTTTGTTAGATCCTTCTTCCAGACCAGTGATATACAGATACTGAAGATACTCACGGTTGTCCTTTAGACTGTCACCGATGATTTGGTTTGCTTTGGCAACACCAGTAGCACGGATGATCTCAGCATCAGCAAGTTGTTGTGCCGAATCTTTCTTTGCTTGTGCTTCCAGCACTGCTACCTGGCGAGTATATTCTGCTTTTTGCAGTTCTGCTTTACCAGCAAGAGATTGCTGCCACACATTATACTGAGGACCACCAATAAAGATGAGACCACCCAAAGCAATTACACCGATTGCGACGATAGCAATACCAGGGTCAATAAAACCGTTTTGTTGTTTCATTTTGAAGAACCTCCAGTGGGTTTGAAGATAAGATTAGCAAGAACAATCATAACGAAGTTCTGCCAGAATGACAAGGTTACACCAAACCAAGACAAAATCAGTCCAACCAACCATGCCTCAAAGAATAGACTGGCGGTTACAATAACAAGAGCACCAAAAGCAACACCAAGAGCAGTAGAAGTTTTCATAGGTCAAACAGCAAGAGCAGCAGAGGGGATTTCAACGATTTCGGGAAGTTTGCTATCATCAAACTGGTGCATATTATAGCATACCCACTCACCATTACGGAAGACATAGGCAAACTCTTCGCTGTGATCGGGGAGCAGATACTCACAGAGATCAGCATCAAGACGCGGAGGGCAATCTTCACCCCTTTGACTA